ACAAGATAATATATTTTTAAAATTTATTACATCGTAACACAAAAGATTTTTTATTATTAAAACAACAAAGAGGTTAAGCAATTTTTTCTAATGCTTAACCTCTTTTTTTTATTTTGTTGATTACAGAGCATTCCCATATCATAATTACCCTCTTCAGGAGTTATAACTTTTCATATAAATACCTTCTTTAATATGTTTATATTGTACCATAAATCCTAACTAAATTAAATACTTTCTTTAGTATAATATTTATTTTTAGCATAGAAAAAGAGGGTTCATAAAGAACCCTCTCTTCCCAATAATTTTCTTTAAGGATTTATACTTGCTATTAAATTAATACCCTCTCACTTAGTTGATAGGAACTTTCTTATCCCAGTGATCATTTTCAGATACTTCCTCGTCGTAAGCTGGAGTGATTGTTTCGGTCCAGGCTGGAGTAATAACTTCTGTGTATGCTTCTTTCCAATGACCGTCTTCTACTGTTTTTGTGCCTACCTGAACCTGCTGTTTTTCAGCGTGATATGAGCCTCTGCCACCATTTTCTCTTACTTCCCAAAGAAGATGGGTCTTTCTCTGCTTAGCATCTGCTAACTGTTGACCGCAATCATTGCAAACATCTACCCAATCATAATCATACACTGGTTCCTCGTGAGTACCTGTTACAATCCACTCTTTATCGTGATGTTTTGTCACTGCAGGGTGATATTTTGTCACAGCATCGTGGTGCTTATAGTACTTGTATTTCGGAGCCTCAGTCGCTGTAGTATTTGACGCTGGCTTATTATTTGAAGAGTTGCTCGGCTTGGACGCTGGCTTCTGGTTGTTACTTGAAGAACTGCTATCATTCTTGGTGTTTGAAGAAGTGTTGTCTTTCTTTGATGTATTTGACTTGGTATCTTCTTTCTTTTCGGTGTTACCCTTGTTGCTGTTGTTTTTGTTAGATACTGTAGTTTTTACATCGTCAACCTTAACTGTAACTGTCTTACCGTCATCGGTTTTTACTTCTACTTTGCCGTCTTTTACTTCGACTTTCTTACCGTTCTTATCAGTGATGTTGCCGTCTTTGTCGATTTTTAGACCGTTATCCTCAATAGCCTTGCTGACCTCAGATGATACAGTTGAAGTCTGTACGGTTGAAGATATTACTGACGGTTCTGTCGGTTCTTTCTCAGCGTTACAGCCTGCAAGAATGCTTATGCCGACTGCTGATGTGCCTGCAAGTATTGTAGCACCGCAGACAACGGCAATTACCTTGGTTTTTACTGTCGCAGTTGCTGTTGCCTTTACAATAGATGAAACTGTTGACTTTGCACCTGTTGCAATGCCTTTTGTTGCAGATGTTGCAAGTGTCTGTCCGTTCGGGAGCTTGATTGTAATGTTCGGTACTGCAAGGCTCTTTGCCTGCTCTCTGAAAATTGTTGTAAAGAACGGCACAAATACAACACCGTGAAGCCTGTCACCGCTTTTGTTTTCGTAATCTTCAATTGCAGTTTTCATCTTTGCCCTTGAATAATTGAGCCTTGAAAGCACAGTACCCCTTGAACATTCAAAGACTTCTGCGATTTCATCAACAGTCATTTCATTAAAATAGTGCATAATCACTGTCTGATACTGAACATCGGACAGTACTTCCTGCATAATCGAAAGAATAATTTCTCTCTTTGCCTTGTCTGAAATGTATTCTTCGGGAATTGATATACGCTCGTCAACTATTGCCTGATTTTCAAAAATTTCATCGTCCAGTTGGATTTCACCTTTACCTTTCAAATAATTTTTGCACTTATTAACGGCAATTCTGTTAAGCCAACTTCTGATTTGTGATGATTTTTCCAAAGATTGGATTTTTAAAAAAGCCGTTATGTAAGTTTCCTGCATAATGTCCTGTGCGGTTGTTTCGTTCTTTAAAAAGCTGATACAAGTAAACCACACTTCACGCTCTGTAAGCTTGTAGAGCTTTTCAAATGATTTGTTATCTCCCTTTTTAATTTTCTCTACTAAGTGGGAAATGTTCATAAAATAACCTCCTCTCATTTCCTTTCATAATATAGACAATTTAAAACGGCTTTTGATTTTATAAAATCCGAAAAAATTTTAAAATTTTTCAAATTTTGTCGATTTTTTTAAAAAGCAAATATTTTTCGCATAAAACAAAAAGTGCGTAGCTGAAGCTACGCACGAAAAATACATAGCTTTGATTGTTGCGACACAATATTTCACTTATAAGGTGTGAAAAGTAAAGCCTGCATTTTTACCGAAATAAAAACACACACTTAGGTGAACTTAAAATTAAATTTTTGTTTGGCATTTTTATTTTAGCATACAATATGTGAAAATTCAATATTATTTTAAATTAACTTTTAAAATTTATGTAAAAGAATTTAACAATATCAATTCCGTACTATCATATTTCTGTTTATCAAACATCCCGTTTACAAGCAAAAGTATATCGTTGTATCATTGTTATTATACAGAATTAAATTTGCATAAAAAAATCAGGCAATCGTTATGACTGCCCGATTTGTTTTTGGAAAATTTACAATTTTAATCCTATTTATGCACTGTTTTACACGCACTAACCGTAATCAAAGTGCCATGACTTTTTGAGAGATTTCTGCCGGGGATGACACTGTGCCGACGCATTTGTAATTTTCGGTTTCTTCCTTGGTTTTAAAGCCCCAGCCGTATAGCACAGCGAGGAAGTCCATACCTATTTCTTCCGCACCCTTTGCCTCGATTGTGCTGTCGCCGACAAGGATACTTTCTTCAACGGAAACTCCTGTCTGCTCACACGCCTGCAAAAGCAGATGACTCTTTGTGAGGTTTGTACCGACATCTGTTGCACATACTGCGTCGAAAACATCCGACGCCTCGTAGATTTCAAGAATATCCGTTGTGAACATTCTGTGCTTTTGAGTTGCTATTGCAAGCTTAAAACCGCTTTTCTTGAGTTCACGAAGAGCGTCATAAATTCCGTCATAGACGGTGAACATCTCTTTTCCTTTCTGGGAATAAAGTTTACTGTAATTCTTTACGGCATATTCAATTTCGTCATCACTCATATTAAAGAGCGTTTTAAATCCGTATTCAAGCGGTGCGCCGATTACTCCGTAGAGTGCGCTGTGTTCAACAGGCTCATAGCCCATTGCAACTGCCGTTGTATTGAAACAATATAAAATTCCGGGGGCTGTGTCGGCAAGAGTGCCGTCAAAGCCAAAAATAACTAATTTTTTCATAAAACCACCCAATCTGCAAATAGATAAATTCATAAACAATTTTTTACAAAAGTCTTTGTCCTGCAAATATGGAAATACATCTCAAGGGGAATTATACCATTTTACGGAGATAAATACAATACTAATTTCTCCACAAGTATTAATTTGGGAATAAAAGTGCTGAAAAATATGCAATTATTGTTCTTTTGCAAGCATATGCCAATCGAAACAAGTCGAAAACCAGAGCTTTCAACTTACTTTATTTCTTGACAACATCGTGCGTGCGTTATAAAATTGAAGTACATTATATTGAAAGGTTATTTTATTATGACTTCTGCAAAGCATAAAAATCCGCCTGCCAAACCCAAAGAAAAATATTCGGTACAGCAGGCGCTCACAAACTATTATCTGCTTATTATGTTCACGCTTTTTCCGTTGTTTTTTACCGACGCATATTTTAACATCAGGCATGACAAGTATTACTTTTTCATTATATTGACGGGTATTCTCGTTATTGCGGAATTTCTTATTATTATGACCGCAAGCGTTGATAAACCGCCGGAAGACTCAAAGCTTGAAAAGCCTAAACCAAAGCATTTGTATGAAGAGCTTTCGTTTATGGACTGGGCATTTATTGTATTTTTAGGAATAAATGTCATTTCAACGCTGTTGTCTGCAAACCCTTTGGATGCACTTCTGGGTACTCAGGGACGAAACAACGGTCTTGTGCTTATGGCATTTTACACCGCAGCATATTTTATGATTACAAGGTGCTTTAAATATTTTGAATACATATTCGTTGCGCTTGCGTTCGGTTCAATGATAGTTTATGCACTTGCGGTGCTTAACTCATTCTATATTGATCCTCTCGGGATGTTTACTCTTCTCACCGACCAACAGACTATTACCGACTTCACTTCAACAATCGGCAACAAAAATCTGCTTTCAAGCTACATCTGCATCGCTATGCCTGTTATGATTGCAATGTCGGTTATCACGGAGAAAACCTTGCTCAGGGCTATTTATCTTGTAGCAACAGGATTTGGCTTTGCGGCTCTTATGACTGCCGACAGCGATTCCGGCATTCTCGGCATGGCTGTATTTATGATTATTTACCTTGTATGGTTTTCAAACAGCCTTGTCAGGCTGAAAAGATTTTTCCTTTCGGCAACTGTTATGCTGTTGTTTGCAAAGCTGCTCAGATTGTTCTCGCTCTGCTTTGACGACAAAAGCAAGGGCTTTGATAAGTTTCAGGAAATTTTCGTTTTCTCAGGCATCGGCTGGATATTGCTTGCAGCTTGTGCCGTTATTACAGGGATTTTGTATCTTATTGATTACCAAAAACCAAACATCACAATTTCAAAAGCCGTGCCGATTGCTCTTGCCGTTGTATTCGGATTTTGTGCTGTTGCCATGATAGGAATTATGGTTTATTTCAGCTGTATTGACACCAAAACCGACCTCGGCAGTTTTGAAAGAATTATCCGCTTTAACGATATATGGGGTACGCACAGAGGATTTATGTGGATAAGGTCGATATGGATTTTCGGCGACGCTTCATTCATTGAAAAGCTGTTCGGCGTAGGTCCGGATATGTTCTACTCCGCATTCAGTCCGTACTTTGACGACCTTTCAAAATACGGTGACAGCTCAACAAATGCCGCCCATAACGAATATCTAAACTACCTTATCACAATCGGAATTACGGGACTTCTCTCCTATCTTGCCATTGTGTGCGGTACGATTAAGAACGCAGTTAAGTATGCAAAGGAAAATCCGATGCTGATTGCGTGCGTTTCGGCTGTTATCTGCTATGCTGTTCAGTCTGTTGTAAACCTTTATCAGCCGATTACAACTCCGCTGTTTTTCATCTTCATAGCTTTGTGCGAGGCTTTTGTAAGAAACGCCAAGGCTGAAAAATCTGCCGTATCTGCCGTATAAATGTTATGACTGCATTTCAATTCGGATAAGAAGATTCTGCATTGACTCGTTGCGGTCACGGCGGTATCGTCCCAGCTCGTAGAGGCTGTCGGGATTTTTAGTAATTATATTGGGCTTTTCCGTACAGGTTAGTGTACACGAAAAGCCCATTTCTTTTATCAGCTTTTCGGTCAGGTCATTTTTTGCACCGAACGGATATACAAAGCAGGTCGGTTTTTTTCCTGTTGCATTTTCAAGCAAGCCTTGAGCTTTGACAACATCTTCCGTAAGAATAGATTTATATGCTTCGTCACTCTCCCCCGCTTTTGGCAAAACACCCTTTCGTGATTTCAAAGAATGCATATCGTACGAATGATTCTGAATTTCAACATAGCCCGAATCGGACATTTCTTTCATATCGTCAAAAGTTATATGACCGTAGGTCACGGAAATGTCCTTGGTTTCGGTGAATTTTTCGGACACTGAGGCAATCGGAGATATGACCGCCTTGCAGTTGTATTTTTCGAGCAAAGGGAGTGCATAATAATAATTATTATAATAGCCGTCGTCAAAGGTCAGCATAATGCATTTTTCGGGCAATGATTTTTTGCCGTAAACATAATCGGTAAGGTCCTTTACAACAACGGTTGTGTAGCCGTTTTCGGTAAGATATTTTAAATCGTTTTCAAAAAGAGTCGGCGAAACGGTGTAGTCATTTTGCAGTTTTTCATCCTTTAAAAGTGAGTGATACATTATTACGGGCAGTTTTATGCTGTCGGTATCAGCCGTTGTTTCTTTTACTGCACCTGTCATTACCGATATTAAAATTACCGTAGACAGGAAGAGAGCCGTAAAAATGATAATTTTTACTGTTTTGTTTGATTTCACTATATTTCCTCCCAATTCTTTGTGCAAGATTTTTTATCTATAATTCTTTATTGTAAATATAATCAAGCATCTGCGTGATAGAATATAGTCAAAGTTAATACTGATTACTGATTTTGGTCAATCGGTACTGACTAATATTGCATAAGGATTTATGAATTATGGCAAAAAGAAATTTCAGCTCAAAACGCAATGCAATTTACAACGCTGTGTGCGGTACGGACACTCATCCGAGCGCACGCTGGGTTTATGATAAATTAAAGCCCGAAATTCCCGACCTTAGTCTTGGCACGGTTTACAGAAACATTGCTCTTTTTAAGGATGAAGGAAAGGTCAGCGTTATATGCAATGTAAACGGTGAGGAGCGTATTGACGGCAACACAGAGCCACACCCCCACTTTGTCTGTAACAAATGCAATGCAGTTATTGATGTTGAAGACAATCAAAATGCTGATGACCTTGAGTCACAGCTTGCCGAAGAGGGATTTAAGGTAGAAAACAGATTTGTTATCTACTACGGCATATGTCCTAAATGTTCGGCAGAAGTACACTAATATTTATTACAAAGGAGAAGTAATTATGAAATGGTATTGCACAGTATGCGGTTATGTTTATGAAGGTCCCGAAGCTCCCGAGGCTTGCCCTGTTTGTAAGGCACCGAAGGAAAAATTTAAGCAGATGGACGAGGAGGCGTCTTTCGCAACAGTTCACGAGGTTGGCGTTGCTCAGGGCGTAAGCGAAGATATTCTCAAGGATCTCAGAGCTAACTTTGAGGGAGAATGCAGCGAAGTCGGTATGTATCTTGCAATGGCAAGAGTTGCAGACAGAGAAGGCTATCCCGAGGTTTCTGCCGCATTTACAAAGTATGCTTTTGAAGAGGCTGAACACGCTGCCAAGTTTGCAGAGCTTTTAGGCGAAGTTCTTACAGACAGCACAAAGAAGAATCTTCAGATGCGTGTAGATGCAGAAACAGGTGCTTGCGAAGGTAAGTTCGACCTTGCAAAGCGTGCAAAGGCTCAGAACCTTGACGCTATTCATGACACGGTTCACGAGATGGCAAAGGATGAAGCAAGACACGGCGCAGGCTTTAGAGGTCTTCTTAACAGATACTTTAAGTAATCATTAAAAAATAAAAAATCAAAAAAGTCAGCTTGATAATCGTATAACCAACAACTAACCGATTACACAACAGACTTTGAACAGGAGATTTGATAGTATGAAATATGTATGCGATGTTTGCGGATATGTTTACGATCCTGAAATCGGCGATCCCGACAACGGCGTTGATGCAGGCACAGCATGGGAAGATGTACCCGAAGATTGGGTATGCCCTCTCTGCGGTGTAGGCAAAGACGAATTTTCCGCAGAAGAATAATTAACAAATTGGCAATTTGGGAGCAGGCAATGCTTGCTCCCTTTTGTGTGTACGGGAGTAAATTATGAAAAAATTGATTTCGTGGAATGTAAACGGACTTCGTGCCTGTGTTACAAAGGGCTTTGAGGACTTTTTTAAAGATGTTGACGCAGATATTTTCTGTCTTCAGGAAACAAAGCTTCAAGAGGGACAGATTGACCTCTTGCTTGAAGGATATCATCAGTATTGGTGCTATGCCGACAAAAAAGGCTATTCGGGAACGGCTATGTTCACAAAGGAAGAGCCTTTGAATGTATGTTACGGGATCGGCATTGACGAACACGACCATGAGGGCAGAGTTATCACGGCAGAATTTGACAATTGCTTTGTTGTCACCTGCTACACTCCAAACTCGCAAAGTGAGCTGAAAAGGCTTGATTACCGAATGAAATGGGAAGATGATTTCAAGGCATATCTGAAAGAACTTGAAGAAAAAAAGCCTGTTATTATGTGCGGTGATTTGAATGTTGCACACAAAGAAATTGATTTGAAAAATCCGAAAACCAACCGTAAAAATGCAGGCTTTACCGATGAGGAGCGTTCAAAGATGACAGCGTTGCTAGATGACGGCTTTATCGACACCTACCGCTATTTCTATCCCGATACAGAGGGCGTGTATTCGTGGTGGTCATACAGATTCAAGGCTCGTGAAAAAAATGCGGGCTGGCGTATTGACTATTTTATCGTTTCAAAAGCTCTTGAAAGCAAGCTTGACGGTGCAAAAATCCATACCGAAATTTTAGGTTCTGACCATTGCCCCGTTGAACTGACGATTGACATTTAAAAAGCAAAATAAAAACCCGACACAGCATACACCGTGTCGGGATTTTTTGTATATTATGAAAAATTTTCAAGACCGACAATATACTTTTGAATAAGGGTTGCGTCAACAACTGAAATTTCTCCGTCACCGTTCACCTCTGCAGACTTTTTCTGCAGGTCTGTAAGTTTTTCAAGACCGACAATATATTTCTGAACAAGGGTTGCATCTACAACCGAAATATCACCGTCGCTGTTCACATCTCCGATTGGGAAAATTTCAACATTCTGCGTTACATCGGCACTTAAAACCTTGACCGTATACTCTCTGTCAGCGTGTGATTTTTTTGAAACTCTCATCGTGTATGTTCCGTTTGCCACGCCCGAGATTGAATAGTCAGTGCTGTTGCCTTTTACGGTTGTTTCATATACCGCAACTCCCGATTTTTCAAGCTGAATTGTGACCGTATCATCTGCGGTCAAATAGCTTTTTGCAGTACCCTTTACGGTTGTACCCGATGCAATGCTGTTGAACTGAATACCGTTCCTGTCTGCATAAGTCTGTGCCTCTGTACCGCTTGTTCCGTAAATTACAAAATTGGGAATGACTTCGGGATATGAGAAAGGATCATCAGGGTCGACAGGATAGTAACCTATAGCTTGTACGCCGATATGAGTTACACTTGCAGGGACTGTCACACTCTTGATTTTTCCCATAGAGAAAAATACTCCCTCACCTATATACTGCAAACCGTCATTGAGATTAACTGTTTTCAAGTTTTTGCCTGTGAACGAATCATCATCGATAACACGCATTGTTGACGGAAGTGTAATCGTTTCACAACCGTTGTTCTGGAATGCGTCAATTTCAACGAGTTCACCGCCGTTGAGAGTGATATTTTTCAGGCTTTCACAACCATAAAAAGCATAGTAACCGATGTATTGACAGCTTTTCGGGATTACAACTTTTGTAAGTACAGGCGGTTCAAAGTTTGCAACATTATGAGGAGTTAATTCGAGATCACCGAAAATAAATCCGCCTACTATCGCCTTTGTTCCCTCTTTAAATGTCAGCTGAGTATTTTTCGGCATAGTGCCTTTGTAGCAATAGGCAAAGTTTTGAAAATAAACAACGCCGTCTTTTTGGCTATTGTACCAAGCTGTTCCCTTAAATGAATTATGCTCAAGAACGCTTAAATTTTCACCGATACTGCCAAAGCTTTTGAGTTTTGTACAAGCCGAAAAGCCGGAATCAAGATAACGTACATTTTTACCACCGGTTACTGTTGTAAGATTGGTACACCCGCTGAACGCTCCCTCTATGCTCAACAAAGAATCGGGCAAATTGACCTTTGTAAGTCCTGTACATGAATTAAAACCGCCCCTCAAAATGCGAACATTTGAAAGATTTACGCTTGTAAGATTTTTACTGCCTATCGTACCGACAACCTCCATTGTATCGCTCGGAAGTGTTATTGACTTCAACTTGACACAATCAATCAACGAAGCTTCAAGGCGGATATTTCCCTTTGGAATGGTAAGATTTTCAATTTCAGTACAGTTTCTAAAACAACCTGCATCAAGCTTTGCCGTTGTCGGAAGTTTTATTGTTTTTAAGTAGTACATACCCTCGATGTCAACATAGTCAACACTTTCGGGAACGGTCAGCTTTGTTATCTTATAGTTGCTGTTTACATTAGTCGGTGATTTTATTGTCAATGATTTTAAACCGTGAGGCAAATTGAGTGTTGTCAGCTTGTCAACATAACACTCTTTCATATAAACTGTCTTTGTGCCTGCACGTACTGTGTATGTTGAATTGATTTTTATATTTTTATAAGGTGTATTATAGCCAACCTTGAAACCTAAAAATATTCCACCGCAATAAATAGGAGCGCTGTCGGCAATGTTTTCATACCACTTTGTATCATAAATTGCACTTCGTTCAGAATCAATCTCGGAAAGGGAACTTGGAAATGTTATATTTTCAAGGTTATAACATCCATAAAATGCACCGTCAAGCTTTTCAAGGCCTTCGGGCAGAACTACTTTTTTAAGAGCTTCGCAGTAGCCAAAGGCATTATCTTCAATACTTTTCAACCCAACACTAAATGTAACGGATGAGAGTGAAGAACATTCATAAAAAGCATATTTGCCAATTTTCTGTACACTTTTAGGAATTTTAACATTCTTTAAAGAGGTGCAGTTTTTAAAAGCACCATTATTTATATATCTTACTCCCTCGGGAATTGTAACACCTGTAATGTTGGAACTTTCAAACACCTCATCACCGATTCCGCAAACACCTGACGGAATGACGGGAGTTTTACTGCTTCCTCTATAAGCAAATAAGCAACCGTTCCATACAAAAAAATCCGAAGCATTATCATCATATAACCATGTATTATAATCGTCACTCAAAGCCTTAATTGAAGACCACATATTTTCACCGAAAACACGATCGCCAAAATTTGTATTTTGACTTACATTGAAATTTTCAAGAGAATAGCAACCTGAAAAAGCTCCGTTTTCAATTTCGTTTACACTTTCGGGAATGTCAATTGACTTTAATTCAAAACATCGGCTAAATGCCCACGGTCCGATTGTTTTCAAGTTTTTTGACAACACTACTTCTTCAAGGGGAACACCGTCACTGCTGTCGGCAAATGCACTTTCACCGATATATGTAACCGTGTCGGGCATTACAATCTTTTTGATGTTTGAAGTGTCCATATTTTCAACACCTGTAACGGTATAGCCGTCAATTTTTGACGGAATGGTTACCTCGGTATCGTAGCCTTTGTAATCTGTGATTGCAATTGTATTTGCAGAAAGGAATCGGTAAGTATAACCCGAGCCGTTGCTTGACGGAACTTTATTGTACAAACCTGCATAACCGGCCTCGTTTTGCGTTAAAGCAGAAGCCGTTACCGAAAGCATTCCCGTCAGCAAACAAACTGCAAGTGCAAAGCTTATGAATTTTCTTGTGCGGTGTTTTAGTTTAGTCTTTTTCATAGAATTACCTCCAGTTATTTTGTTGTTTAATTTTGTTTGTGTTTTAGATTGTGTTGCCGTTATTTATGGTTATATTATACAAAATAAGCAAGATAATAACAATACAAATTCCAAAAGTGTCAATTGACAAAACGGGAATTTCGTCTTGACAAATGATTTTTTTGCAAAGAAAATGCTCCGACGCTAAAAAGTATCGGAGCATATATGAGCTTTTTTATAATTAACTGACGGTAATTTTGTTCTGACCGCCTGTTATGTCGGAAAAATTGTTTTTTGCACTTTTAACGAATGCGAAGATTGTTTTCAAAAGCATATTTCTCGTTTTGCTGTCAAGACCTGCAAAGGATTTTAGGATTGTTCCCGTGTTTTTAAGCGGATTTTTCAGCATCTCATTAAAGGTTGCGGTTTCGGTCAGCGACAAAAGGGCAAAAACCTCTTTTGTGAACTCCCGTCTTTGAGCAATTGTCAGCGATTCAACAAATTCTTTCAGCGTATGGTCAAAGAAAACGCTGAAATTTGTAGTGCTTTTCAGTCTGACAAGCCTGTTCAGCTCAATCTCCCACGAATAGACATCGTGTTGGAGAAAACCTTTTTGATTGCTCTTTACAATTGTGTAACTCTCCTCATGCTCAAACATCATGCCGAAAATGCTCGACTGCGGAACAAAGGTGTAGATTCTGTCGTCGACTTCATAAAATCCGCTGTCCCTGATTTTGTCAAGAGAAAACCCCGGTCCGTCAAAATTGTAAATATAATCAATGTGATTTCTTGAATTTTCATCGGTAAAAGCACCGGCATAAACCGCAAGGTTTCCGCCCTTTGAGTGACCGCCCAGAATGAATTTTCCGTTGAGCATACGGACTGCCTTTTCAAAATAATCAAGAGCCTTTTTCTGTGACGGCAACGGAAATGTGAAGAACATATTGAAGTCCTCCTGCCAGCCGACAAGAGAAAAGTCCGTTCCTCTGTATGAAATAAAATAATTCTTTTTGAGAAATTCAAAAGTGATTGCGGAAAACTGCATACTCACATCGGACTCAACCTCGTTTACATACCCCGAAACAAGAATTTTGCCGAATCTCTTGCTCTCTGCCGTTGCTTTCAAAAGGTCGGCGTCACCCTTCCACAATAGATTTTTCTCGTAATCATCGGTTGCAAACACACGCATTGCCGCCTGTTCAAGGGTAATTTCATCAAACAGACAGGACGATACCGCACCGTCAAAAGGAAGATATGAAAGCCGTGAAAGCACAAGTGCGTCAAGCTCGTTAAAACCATCCTGTTCAAATGTCAAATCGCCGCGCCAGCTTATGTAATCAAATATGTCAGCCATACAAATGCCTCCAATCTGTTTTCTCTCTGTAATTATTGTATCACTTTGTACTAATTATTTCAATGCAATTTTAAAAATTGAAAAAGAAAAGGACAAACGAATTCGTTCATCCTTTAACAGTATATGAAGTTATCTGAATTTTGCGATTTCTTCAAGAAATTGTTTTCCGAATTTTTCAAGTTTTGTTCTGCCCACACCCGAAACTTCAAGCATTTCATCGGGTGTTTCGGGGCATTTTTTGCACATATCAATCAGCGTTGCATCGGTAAAAATAACATAGGCAGGAACGCTCTTTTTGGATGCAATGCTTTTTCGCAAAGCCTTGAGCGCATCAAGTAAATCGGAATTAACAGGCACTTCGGGACGGTGCGTTTTGACAACCTTTTCGGAGTTTTCAACTTTCTTCATCACAAGCCGTTCCCGCCCGAAAAGCACATCTCGGCTCTTTGGCAAAAGTTTTAGAACCTCGGTTTCATTGTCGGATGAAATATACTCCTTTTCGGCAAGAAAGTCAATTGTGCCGAAAATATGCCTTGCCGTAACCTCTTTCATTATTCCGTAGGTTGACTGATTGTTAAGCTCAGCTTTTAGAATTTTCTCGCTTTTACTGCCCTTTAACACATCACAAATCACGGGTTTGCCGTACCTTTGTCCTGTTCTTGCAATGCAGGACATAATTTTTTGAGCGTCAATTGTGACATCAACAAGCTTGTGAACAGAAAGACAGTTGGAGCATTTTCCGCAGTAAGCCTTCTTTTCACCGCCGAAATACCGCAGAATAAACCCACGCAGACAATCGTTTGTTGTGCTGTAAAAGGTCATATATTTTAAGCGTTCAAAATCACGCTCACGAATTTGCTCGTTTTCTTCAATTGTAAGCTCATCGTTGCCCTCGGAATTTTCAATCATAAAACGATTTAGGCGAACATCCTTAGGACTGTAGAGCAAAATACAATCAGCCTCACCGCCGTCACGACCTGCCCGTCCTGCCTCTTGATAGTAGCTTTCAATGTTTTTCGGCATATTGTAATGGATTACATATGTAACATTTGACTTGTCAATTCCCATACCGAAAGCATTAGTTGCAACCATAATATTTTTTCGGTCAAAAACAAAATCCTCCTGATTTTTCCTGCGTTCGTACTCATCAAGACCTGCATGGTATCTTGCCGCCGAAAAGCCGTTATCGCAGAGCAATTCGCAGACAGATTCAACATTTTTTCGGGTTGCACAATAGACAATTCCCGACCTGTCGCCACGCTCCCGAATGAGGTCAATAAGCTTTTCGTCCTTTGACGATGACTTTATTACGCCAAAGAAAAGGTTGGGGCGGTCAAATCCCGTTGTAATTTCAAACGGATTTTCAAGCCTGAGAATTTTCTTTATATCTTCTTTTACATCATTCGTAGCCGTTGCGGTAAATGCTCCGACAATCGGACGATTTGCAAGGCTTTCAACAAATGAAATAATTTTGAGGTAACTCGGTCTGAAATCCTGTCCCCATTGTGAAACGCAATGAGCCTCGTCAACTGCAACCATTGAGATTTTTATCTTTTTACAGGTGTCGAGAAATCCGTCAGTCAACAGCCTTTCGGGTGCAACATAGATGATTTTGTATTTTCCGTGTTCAACATTTGAAAGCACTCGGAGAAATTGCGGATATGAAAGCGAGCTGTTTATATATGCCGCAGAAACTCCCGACTGAACGAGTGAGCCGACCTGATCCTTCATAAGCGAAATCAGAGGTGACACAACAATTGTCACCCCGTCAAAAAGTAATGCGGGAATCTGATAGCACATAGACTTGCCCGCACCTGTGGGCATAATGCAAAGTGCATCTCTGCCGTCAAGCAAAGCGTCAACTATCTGTTCCTGTCCGTCTCTGAAAGAATCGTGTCCGAAGTAATCTTTTAACACGCTTAATTTATCACTCATCTTTTTGCCCTTATCTATCATTCTTTATGGGAATTATAATCATTGTATTCCCTTTCAATCCAAGCCATAAGCAGATTTACAATTTTCTGCTGTTCGACCTCGTTAAGCTGTTTATCCCTTGCAACTCTGTACCACTTGTTAAGACACCCTCTGCAACAACAGGCACAGGCGTGCTGTGCGATAAAAACAGGGTGTCCCCTCATAGGCGTTTGCTTTCCGTCATTTGGAATATATTTTGGTGCAAGCCGTGTTCTGACAAAATCTTCTGCATGGGAGCGGATTTTATTCATTCCCTTTTCATTAATATAGTCAATGTCCTTTTGCTTTAAATGAAACCGACTGCGAAAATCAGATTTTTTCAGTTTGTTTAGTGCCTCATCTATCGTTTGCATTGTTCATGCCTTCTTTTATTGTCATACCTTAATTATAAACAATTACTACGGTAATGGCAAGAAAAAATGCACTCATTTTCTCTTACAGAAAAAAACAACCCCACGATTATTTTACCGTGGGGTTGTTTTCATAGGGTTGCTTTTCAATTATTTTTAGAGATTAAACATCTTTGCAATATTTTTCAGCAAGGGCAAAGAACGCTTTTTCGAGCGAATCCAAGGTTTGTTCCGTCATACTGACCGACATACTGTTTTTGTCGGAAAATATGATTTCAACGATTGTAACCGTGGCGTCATCGACTGTCAGTTCTTTGTTTTTTGGATTATATTTTTTCAGAATTTCCAATGCGTCTTCGGCGGTCTCACACAGCAGTCTCATATCCGTTTCGTCGATCAAAACATTTTCAAAAGCGATATAACCGCATTTGCAGATAGCGTCAAAAAGGAAATTTACACCTTTTTTTCGCACATAAAAAGAACAGCAGTAGTCAAAATTTGAATGATTTTTTGAATAGCTCACGGATACAATTTCTTTTTTTACACGCATTTTTCGTTTGGAAATATTATGAAATAACGACCGTAAAGTCATATCGGTTATGTCATGGCAGCCCCGCAGAACGGACAGAATTTCGGCGGATTGCCGTCAGGCTTATATCCGCAAGCCGAACAAACAATTGCCGCAGCATTTTGCGGAGTAAACGGCTGTGAAACTTGCTGATTTACTGTGTTGCTCTGCATAGGCATTCCGTTCTGCTGATAGCCCATATTGTTCTGCATGGGCATTCCGTTCTGCTGATAGCCCATATTGTTCTGCATAGGCATTCCGCTTTGCTGATAGCCCATATTGTTCTGCATACCGTTCCTTATTTGTTCACACAGTCTCATTAACTGCATTCCGTCATCAAACGCTCTCATAAGCTCATTCCTTACAGTACCGATTGACGAATCAACATACATTGATATATCGGTTATGAACGGATGATTTACGATAAATTTTGCTTTTAAAGAAGATATTCTTTGCGGCGATGACGATGTGTTTGTATCACGAACATACGGCTGAAGCGCAAGCGGAACATCAAGCATACCGTTTTGCCCCGAAAATGAGTTTGTTGTATCAAACTGACTGCCAAAACCGCTGTTCCTGCCCTGACGGTTATCATAGCGGTCATACTCATCAGGAATTCCGTCACGGTCGGAATCCTGCAGAGTTGTATATCCAAGCTCAAGCCAAAAGTCCTGCAGCTGTGAAAAATCAAAAATTTCAGGATTGCTGTTTTTGAAATCTCTGCCTATTGTAAAATAGAATTTTCTGTTATTAAAATCTACAACAAGCTTTTCGTTTGTACCGGCACTTGCCGACTGAACAAATGCCGAATATTTCTGTCTGTTCTGTTCACGCTGTTCAAGATGAGTTTTAACATCTGCTAATGTCCTGTTTTTCCAGCCTGATGAAAGCGAACTGAGCTTGTGCTTACAGTCGCTGCAAAGATAACCGTCTGAAAGCTTTTGCCTTGTGAGGGCATTTACCTTGTCACCGCAAAGGTCACAATATTTCTTTTCAAATAGTCCCATAAACTTTCTCCTTTACAAAAGATTCACGATTTTCTTCTGAATATTTGTAGCATCAACAACTGATATTGTGCCGTCACCGTTTGTGTCTGCAATTTTAAAAGTGTAATCGTCAAATTCTTCAAACCCGACAATGTATTTTTGAACCAAGGTTGCGTCCACAACATTAATAACACCATCCATATTGACATCATACGGAACTGTAATTTTTACATCAAAACTAATATCGTCTTTATACAGATATATCTCATACACCCTTGCAATACACTGCGGTTTGCTTACAGTAATGACATATTTGCCTGGGGATGTATCAAAAGCCACATATAAGGGTTTTGCATTACTGTTTACCGTTTCATCTTCAAAGCCGCCCTTATAAACGCCGTCAAAAGTGTATCTATCCACCTTAACGGTAATAGTGTCCTTCGGTGAGCCGCCTGTTTTTAAGTTCATTGTAATTCTGGCCTTAACCTCTTGCGTAACTTTAACCGATTCACTGTAAATAACATCACCGTTTTTACCCGTAACAGCACATCTGAACTGAGTTTCATCAAAATCCGTATTCGGTCTGATTCTCAAAGTATTTGATTTTGTACCCTTGAAGGAAAACTGGTTTAATGTAGATGAGTCGTCATCTATGTTTTTCCACATTCTTATTATACCGGTGGGTGTTCTTCTCTTTACTTTCATCTGCCACTGATAGCTTGCGGCATTTTTGGCAGCAACCCATATAATTTCTTCTTTGCCTTTCATAATCATAATTTCTGCCTCAGGGAACTGATGTGTAAATGATGGCGATTCATATGGAACATTGTAATATGCCCAAATATAATATTGACCTGTGGTTTCATCCTGAAGAATTGTCGCCTGACTGTCGCCATTGTACAAACCGCATACTGCGTCTTTGTCAACCGCATATCCTTTGTTCATATTAAAGTATAGCTGACAACAATACATACCGCTGTCAAAAGTTTCTCCGCTGTCGAGCTTTCTGCTAATTTTGTTGTTTTCGTACTTATACCACTCAATATAATCAAAGCTGTAATAAGTGCTGTTTATCGGAGTTGCCGTTGTTGAGGGGATTTTTCCCTGTTCAGGTTTCTCCAAGCCTAAAAATCCAATTGTAGGAATTTCTGTCTTCTCAAGAAGTCCCGGAAAGTTACATTTTCCCGAATAAAAAGTACCGCTCTTTGAACCCGTTACTTTACATCTAAAGACAACATCTTTCCACCCTGAGTCAGGTCCTACAAGTTCTGCGTAGGTCTGAAATTTAAGATGGTCTGTAAAAACACCCGAAAATTTCGAGTCGGGTCTGTCGGTTTTATCGGAGAGGTTAACCCAGCTTATGCTCGGATACTTTGCCTGCCATTGATAGGTAAAGGTTTCGTCTGAACTGCCGCCGTTTACTCCCACGATAATGTTAAGGACATCTCCTATGTAAACCTCGGTATCAATATATTTGATATAAGCCTGAACCGCCGCATTTGCGGTTATGGCTGTCATAGGAAGTGTTGTCAACAACATGAGAAAGCATAAAACAACACTCGAAATACGCTTTGCTTTTTTCTTGATTTTCATAAAAATCCCTCCTTCATGCCCAAGGATCAACCGAAGCTGGAGTTCGTATGTCAGAGAGTGCAAGATTACGCCACAAGAACCATTGATTGCCCTTTCTGCGAAGCTCAATCGGACGAGGTGAGTCTGCTCCCGACGACTGAACCTGAACCTTTGCATAACCCTCGCTCTGATAGGTATATGCATACTCGGAAACGGTTATTTTGTACGGAACATTCGGTGTATAATCGTTCTTCACGGATGAACCCTCAAAATATGAGCGAGGAATATATCCCCTGCCCTTGATTCTGTCACGCAAAAACTGAATATCCATCCCGTTCATCGCCTGAGGTCCTTTTAATACATTAAGCATTTCTATTGTGTTTTCCGGACTTTCATCATATTCAAGCAACACAAGCATAGCAAATGCCGCTGTTGAAAGAGGTGACGAAAAGTCAAGCTCCGGCATTTTTTTGAGTTCATCTGCATTTTTCGGATAATCGGCAAATACAAATGTTTTGCTTTTGTGCATCGCATTGTTTACCGCTCCCGAAACGGCCTTTGAAACATTGTTTTTTACAGCCTGATTTGTCATATTTTTTAAGCTGTCAAATATACCCATAAACAGTACCTCCTTTTTAAAGTGCGTCAAGTGCGGCGGCAAGATAATCTGCCGTTACGGATGAATAAAAAAACGAGCTTATTTTTCCGAATTGTTTTGCCTGTTTAACCCTGTCGGCAAGGTCGGGATATGACTGTTCGTCACAGAGCAGAGCCGTTTTACAGCTTGGCAAATATTCCTTTACTTTTCCACAAAGCTCAAGCCGTTTCTCAATAGTTGAATCGGCAAGTCTTGTGACATCCATAAGCAAAACATCAACTCTTTCTGCAATGCACAAATCAAGAATTTTCCCGTCTTGATTCGGTAAAACATTCTCAATACAAAATCTTCCCTTCTTTACAAGGGCATTTTGAATAGCCTCACTGAGCAAATTATTCTGAACACTGAGCAAAATTTTCTTCAACGGACATCACCCCTTTTCACCTATATCTTTCACTTATATTGTACAATTTTGCGATAGAATATGAATGTGCCAAACGGCATATTTCACAACATAAACAAAAAAGCACAGCCGCCCGACTGTTCGGACAGCTGTTACCTTGTGCTAAAAATATTTACGGTGGGTAATTAAAAGGGGGGGTAAATAATAAAATAATTATGCTTTGTTCTTAACAGCGCCTATAATGTAAAGTACAGGGATAGCAAGACCGCAGATAAGAGAGAATACATTGAACTGTGATCCGCCTATCATGCTGATAATTTCGCCTGCAATACACATAACCGCAACAACAACGCCCCATACAATACATGTATTTGCCTTGTGCGGAAGTTTTGCGTTGATAACGCCGATAATACCTGCAACAAACTCAGCAACCGCACTGATAAGTGCGAAAACGCCGCCGACATAAAGCATAGTCATATCGTATGTACCGTCGTTAAAAGCTGCAAGTGCGGCGATACCGAGAATGGCGATGATTGACACAATCAATGCAATAGCACCGAATACAATCATAAGGATTCCCGTTACTTTAAGAAAAGTTGAACCTTTTGCCTCCATAGTTTTTCCTCCTGTCATTAAATAATAAATTTTATGCACCTTTGTCTTTGATTATTAATCGGACAAAGATAGCGTTTTGCACAAAAGATATTCACCGTCTGAGCAGTTTATATCCTGTAATTGTATTATACTGTTTTAACAGCAAAAAAATATGTGCCAAACGGCACATATTCAGAAAAAAGTATTTATTTGTCGTTAATTCTATCGTCAAGGATTACAAGTCCCGCCTCTCTTGCCTTTACGGCAAGCTCTGTTCTTGACTTAAAGCCTGTTTTTTCAAGCATATACTGTATATAGTTCTTGACAGTACCCGGAGCAATGTAAAGTCTTTTGGCAATTTCCGTGTTTGTATCACCGCTTGTCAGTTCACGCAAAACCTCAAGCTCCCTTTCGGTAAAATCCGTACTCATTGCGTTGCCGAATTTAATTTTGGGAGTTGTGTCTGGAAACACACGCTCACCGTTCATTGTTCTGTCCATAAGTTCAATAATAGGTTCGGAACTTACCTCTTTGTACCAAAAGCTGTCAACTCCTGCATCCTTGGCACGCTTTAGATAGGAATATTCGGGCATTGAGGTAACAATAATTATCTTAATTTTCGGGAACTTTGCTTTTATTCTTTCAGCCGCCTCAAGACCGTTTGCTCCCATTGACGTGCATATATCCATTAAGATCAGGTCAACATCGGAATTTTCGCAATGATAATCCGTCATATCGGCATTACTTATTGAGCCCGCAAGCGTATAGTTTTCGCTTTGGTTTACATACATTTCAAATAAAGTTCTCGGCATTGACTGATCTTCAACTATCAGCACTCTTGTCATACTGCAGCACCTCGCTTTTCGGTATTGTGATTTCAAGAACAAAAATTTCGGAAGTCGATATTTTCATACTTCCGCCGATTTGCTCCGCCTTTTTTCTTACGGAAGAAAGTCCGCCGCCCTCATTGATTTTTCGAGGCGGTTTTCTGCCGTTATTTGCAAATTTAAAAATATATTTTTCACCGTCGTCAAGACTTTCAAGAATCATTTTATCTGCTTTTGCGTGTCTTGCGGCATTGTTAAGACATTGCATTGTTGCAAAAGTCAGAACCCGTGCAACCGCATTGTTATCAGTCGGAAGATTTCCGACTGTTTCAAGCGTTATTCCGACAAGCTTTGCGGCATTTTCAATATCCTTAGCAAAGTTTTCATCTTTGCAATCATTCTCTGCGGTATTCAGAACAGAAATATTGTTTTTCCACATTTCAAGTAATTTACTGTTATTTTCAGACAGAGTGCCGTTTTCAAGATATCTTCTTGTTGTTATCAGCGTACTGCCGAGCCTGTCATGAATTATCTCTTTTGTGCGAAGAATTTCTTCTTCTCTTGTCAGATCATAGACCATTTCATTGTATTTTTTCAGATGAGCATTAACCTTTTTTAACTCGCCTATTTCATATTCCAAGGTTGATGTAAGCTTTGTAAACTCTGTTATATCGGTTGCCGCAAGCTGAAAATACGGTTTTGAAAAAATTTCCGTTTCCGACAACGAAAAGCTGAAAACCCTGCCGTCCTTTAATCTGACTGTAAATGCCCCGTCATTTTCATATTGAGAAGCCTCTTTTATCTTCTCTCTGAAGGGCATTGCAACATTAAGCGATTTACCCGTAAGTTCAAGGCATATGCTTTCCATAAGGTTATTTTTCAATACAACAAGTCCGTTTTCGTCAAAATAGCAAAGTCCTGTCGGCAAGCCGTCAAAGCTTTCTTTAATTGACATTGCGGTAATATCGGTATTCCTGTAATGATGAAGCCTTACCGTTATGTACACAGACATTACAGCACAATATGCCGTTATGCCGACAGACAGAGCAAACGGCATTCTGCCAAAAAATTCAGCCATTTTATTAATTTGGTTATCGTAATATATTTTACTCAAGACATGAGTGCTTACCAAAAACATTGTCAAAGAGATTACTGCAATTATAACCGCTGAAATCGGTTTCCACAACCTGATTTTATAAAGAAAAGATTGCGTTGCGTTGTATATTGCCGCACAGGCAACAACAAATTGCACACTCATCAATATAACACAAACAAACGAACGCATTTCAAGGATGGGTGTCATATGTCATCACCTCCGCTTTGCATACGAACAAACACAAACAGCGTGTCGGCGTCATATTCCGTGGTGACATTTCCGCCGAGTTTTATAATGTCGTCAAGTAAATCATCGGGAATTTTCATTTCATTTTTGCTGTCACAGTTGATTTTTAAATCAATAAATCTCTCATGGACTTTTAAATTAAACAGCAACGCATCTGTGCAGTTCATTATATGCCTTATAAAAATCCCGATGAATTTAAAAAGTGCAATCGTTTTTTCGGCTGAAATTTCTCCCGAAACATTACTGAAAAACGAACACGAAATTCCGTAAACAGAAATGTACTCGGCAAGTTCTCGGATACTGTTTTCAAGCTCAAAAGCATTCAGCATTTTTCTGCTTTTTGCCATAATGAGCAGATTGCTTATTCTCTTGATGTAGACATTAACAACACAGGCACCGGCATAATTAACCGAAATATCTCCCCTGTTGTTTTCAATATTTTTGAGTATATTTTCAAGGTTGCAAAGCTGAGGACGGATAAATTCGGTTATACTGTCATAGAGCTTGTTCTGTTCGGTTACTGCCGCTCTTCGTTTTTTCAGCTCTGTCTCTGATTTTAAGATTACATTGTATTCCGAAATCTGCTCTTTTACTTCCGAAAGTTCTCTGTTAATTTGGTTAATTGCCGATATATCTTCCGTCCAAACTACCTTACCGCCTTTTATATTATGCTTTTTAAGAATTATATTTTCATCAATCACAACACTGTTACCGTTTTGCAGAACAACATCTTTTGAAACATTTGTTGCGTTTTTTGAGCGGTATTTCACATTGCCCTCATTGTCAAATATGAGAGTGTTAAGATTTGACGCATTGAAAAAATCGCCGTAACCCGTATTTGACGGCACAAGACCTATCTGAATAAGGCTTTCCCATAAAGCAATTGAGGCAAAACAGAACACCTCGGGAACATTGTAAATTCTAAGTCCCGAATATCCGTGATTCAGATTATTCCAGAGTGTGTAAATTATTGCGACAAGAATTATTACAATCGGAATCCACAGCTTTTTGCGTGTTGCGGAAATTCTGCATCGATTGATTGAAAGCACAATTGACGAAAGTACAAGTATAAAAATCCACACTACAATTACATAGTAAACAGGACCGTAACTGTATTGTTTGTTCCAATTGTGAAAATCGGGTTCAAATACAAAAGCAAGCTGATGAAAATCGTTCGTCATAACAAGCAGCACAAGAACGGCGGCAGGTATAATCAAAAGATATTTTCGGTTATTTGTATTTTCGGGCTTACCGATATTCAGCATTGCAAAAAACATCATAAGCGGCAAAAACACCATTGCTATGTAATATGAATACCAAAGATACCGTCCGTATGTGTTGATGTCGGCAGGGCTGTTGTATTTTATGGCACGAAGAGCCATCCACAAGAGCATAAGCGCCGCAGATATCACAAGGCAGATTCGTATATTCTTCTGAACAATGCGATATGCAACAGACACACCCCAGCCTATAATAAGCCCCGAAAAGATAATAACATCAAAATTTTCAATATAATTGTCCGCCGAGGAAGTAAGATGAGAAAAAATTCTCACCGCACCTCCGAACAGGAATATAATTATCCCGACAACAGTCAGAAGCTTTGTTTTGTCAACTTTGCGAACCATATGCCACCCGTCAGTTATTTTAAGTTTAATTTCAGCAACATAATTTTTTCAAAACACCAATGTTGCGCACCATTTTATTACATAATAACACAATATAACGGATTATACAATTCATATTTACCGCAAATTTAAACGAAAAAAGTAAATAGTTAATTTTCAAAGTAACTTTCATGGTAGAACTTACTTTGGAAATTAACGCACTGAAATCTTCCTTGTTTTGGACTGTAATCAATCGTGGTATTCTTAACAAACTTATTATATTACAAAAGGCACATAACCGAAAGTGATAACGGTTATGTGCCTTATTGTTTTTTTGCAATGCTGTTTTTTCACAGTCAACGAGTAAAATTTGTACCCTAATTAGATTTACACTATTCTCAAACGACTTAATGATACCTTATTTTTCTGGAGCAGTTTTACTACCTTATAGATTTACACTATTCTCAAACGCATTGAGGTTGTGCCGTGCAAAACTGTACGTTTTACTACCTTATAGATTTACACTATTCTCAAACTCATCATCCGAGAGTGATATATTAAGATAATGTTTTACTACCTTATAGATTTACACTATTCTCAAACTCAATTGGTAGAAAAGAAAGGTGCAATGTCGTTTTACTACCTTATAGATTTACACTATTCTCAAACAAATATGAGTATCAACAGGAAGATTGCTTTGTTTTACTACCTTATAGATTTACACTATTCTCAAACACACAGTAGTCCAACGGCAGAGACAGCAGAGTTTTACTACCTTATAGATTTACACTATTCTCAAACCTCAAACCTCAAATTGGGAATAAAATGCACCCACTATACTGTGCACGGCAAATCTATAAGGTTATTTTATAACATTTGTATAATGATTGTCAATAAAATTCGCACAAATCATTATCAATCACAACAAGGTGTCCCATGCTGTAATCCGGCTTGGATGTTTTCGTAATTACTACCGTTCTCCAACTCATCTAAATATCCTCTTTTCTGATAACTTACATATTTAATAAGTCAATCTTTTTCTCAAACAAACCTGTTACCGACTGATGAACAAGATAAATCGACTTTACACCTTTAACCTCCGACAATACGGAATTTAAACCAACTCTTCCCGAAGAACTACCCTCACCAATATACGTAAGATTTCCTAAAACAGCATTACAATGTATGATTTTGAGTATTTCTGTAAGAACAAAACATTGTTTTCTAATATCCAGTTTTTCAAAAGCATCACGATGAGATGCGATTTTAACACCCATATCACCAAATTTAACTTTTAAAACTGTATCTGTCATTTTATAGGTTAAAATATCAAATAACTCAATATTCTCATCGGTACTCACTTTGTCAAGCTCTGTAATATTGTAATTTTCAGGCTTGGAATTCAACTTAACGACATTTCTGATATATTTTTCTGTATCATAACTAACTGTTAACTGCATAGCAGGTTTGAAAGTTATTCTACTACCCGTTTTGCCACTTATATGCATTCTGAAACCGTCAATTTCAATACAAGCATCACGTTTTACAACAGGAATCAATACCACAGGTTTTTTCAATCCAAAAGTTTCACTTAGATATTTTTCAGGGTTTGCCTCATATAATAAATGCGTATATGCATTTATTGCAACTATACGACGCATTTCCTTACCATTTTTGTCTTCATATTTTATAAACGAAAAATATGAAGCATAAGCCTTATTATATCCACCATATTTTTCAATATCTGATAAAGCCGAGTTCTGTTTTACAGGCACCTGTCCATTTCCTTTTTTCAAAAGATTTCTTTTAAAAAATCCTCCGTTATTTTGATCGCCTCCATTTTGAGTAAATGCATACCTTGTAAAACGGATATTGTTCTTGTTCATAGTCTTTCTGACAATTTTGATTGACTTATTATCATCAATTGACCATGCGTTCGGTGTATTAAAACTGAACATTTTGTTCAGGCTATAAGCTTTGGTTTTCAAACCTTCGATAAATATGGACTTGTTGTGTGTACAGCGTTCGTTATACACATTGCCGACAACAATATTTAGATAGGCATCTTTTGCATGGTGAAAATCGTTTACTTCTCTGCATTTTAAGAAATCATATTCGTGTCTGATGTCGCTTTTCGCACAAATCGAAAAAACTTTTCACACTAAATGAAAAAAATTGAATTAATCATTTTTGCATATTGTTGCAGAAATGTTTCCGTAAAAAGAAAAACACCTTGCAGAAATTTTGCTTTCTGCAAGGTGTTTTTTTGTGTTAATTATTCTTTTTTCGGTTGCCGTTTTGCTCTAAAATGAGATTTGTGCCGGTCTTTTTAATCTTATTTGGCTGATATTCAAGGATGTCAGCAACATCACAACCAAGGACTTCGCATATCCTGTCCAAATGTTCAAGGTTAATACGGTCACACATCTCATTATATATATCGCATATTGTCGCAGGTCTTATGCCGGTTTTACGGGCAAGTTCAGCCTGCGTTATGCGGTATTTGCCAAGCAAATCGGACAAATGAATTTTAATCATAATAACGCCCCGAGTAATATAATATACTACTGCGTTATTATTTTGCTTAATTGGTAATATTATTACCAAATCAGTAATTAGTTATGATAACTTCTTTGAACTCCACACAATTATCGGGGGTTGCAGGGAGCAGATTTTGCCTGCTCACACACTTAATATTGTAACCTTTATACAAGTCACGAATGAAATCGCAATCGTTATAGGATAGGATAAAACGCCCTTTAATCCCCTTTAAAACGGCATTTAAACGAATATGGTCATCTTTATTGAACTTAGTATAGTTGCGGTTATAGTAGCGTTCAGAAGCTACATATGGCGGATCTACATAGAACAAGGCAGATTCTCTGTCATATGTTTTTATGAGGTCTTCAAAGTCCCTGTTTTCGATGATTACACTTTTTAATCGCTCCTTGTATTTCGGGAGTTCAGAAACAATGTTATCAATCGTTTTAGGAGCAGTTGCGAACGAATAGCGATTACTGCCGAAACTGCATTTGATTAAGTAAAGATACCTTGCCGCCCTCTGTAAGTCCGTAAGTTCAACTTGTTGCTCAATCTCATAGCGATATTGCGAAAACAACTCACGAGATTGTAACCAGTCAACTTCTTTTTGAAGTGCTGAACAGTTGCTTTTTATTTGCTTATAAAGGTTAATCAGGTCACCGTCAATGTCGTTAAATACCTCAATTTGACCTTTGATTTTATCCTTACCGAATAAGACCCAGCCTGCACCGCCACACACCTCTATGTAGCGGTTACAACCGCTGGGAATAAGTGAAATAATCTGATTTTTAAGGTGACTTTTGCCACCAATCCAGCCGATAAAGCTACGCATTTTTTTACCTACCTCCATAATAACTTTTAGGGGCGTTATTATGGATATGTAATATTAACCTAACGCTTTCTTTGCATTTGCAATTTTCTTATCTTTAGCCCAATTGCAATCATTGATAAGATGATAGATAGCATTGATTGTCTTTTCGCCGACAATACCATCAACTGTGACCTTACCTGCTCTCTGTGCTTCTTTAACAGCTTTCAGAGTACCGTCACCGAAACCGTTTGAGTTATCGACCTTTGTTTTGACGATACCCATATTGTAAAGTGTAATCAACTGCTTTTTGAATGCGAGTGTTGCTGTATTGTGTGCGCCGTATTTAATCATTTCTTCTATCTCCTTATTTGTTGTTTTTCCGCCAAGCTGTGCGGTTACTTCGCTTGCAAGATTTCCAAGCCTGTTATAAAGCCAGTCACCCGGGCAGGATTTATTTGCAAACCATCTATGTACGGTTAAAACCATTTCACCCGATTTCGGCGAATAGTTCAGCGTTTTGTCCTCATTTCCGAACCAAAGTAGTTTAGTTTTGCCGTTTCGTTTGCAGATGTCAACGCAGAGTGCAACGAGTTTGTTATAAACCTTGCTGGTCATGGTGTACGGTGCTACCGTGTCGCTTGCACATTCGATTGTGACTGCCCTCTGGTCATTCTCGTTTGATGAACTGCACCAAGAACGATTGCCTTCATCAACACAAAGCAACACTCTGCCGTCATAGCCGATACCGTAATTACAGCTCGCCTCACAAGCTGTGTTCTGAAAAATGTTTCCGAGTGTTTCAACGCTACACTGACCGACCACGCAATGCGGAGTAATGCGGTCAATGCTGTGTGTACGCTTACCGCTGTGGTTTGGGCTTAATTTTGTGTAATTAACAAGTTTTGAATTACTCATGTTATTCCTCACTTTCGTTTTTGTTGTACTTGTAAGCTGACAAGCCGAGCAGAGCGCCTAAAAAGGTGTCAACGGCTGTGATAGTGCCTACAATCTGCTCACCGTACGGCAAGCCCCAAATACCTGCTACGGCGAAATAAAGCGTGCCGATTGCAGGCAGTACGATGAGTGCGATGTATTTAAGTACATCATAGATTTTGTTTGTCATTTTCATTGTTATCATCCTTTCGTTAATTTAAATCATCGGCAGAGTGTGCCGACTGATTGAGGTACTTATCAATCTTATTAATAGCCTCGGTCACTCGACCGTTGCAACCCTGCTGTTTTAAGCCATCAAGACAAGCACGCAGAGCGTATATTGTCAAAGTCTGCTCACCTTTAATTTTCTTGATTTCGGTGTTCTGCTTTTTGTTATTTTCGATAAACTTAAAAATGCCGAAAATCAGACCGCTGATAACGGTTAATGCCGATATGATTTCAGCAAGCAATAAAATGTCAATCTGCAATGTTTTCGCTCTCGCTTTCTGTCGGCTCTTCGACTATCGGTTCTGTTCCCCATACTGCCATTACGGCATTGTAGTATTCATCAGACAAGACTTTTCTTATCTGTTCTCTGCCTGATTCGTCGTTCATATATGCATTGCGGATGTTTCCGCCGACCTGCATTTCTTCACCGTTAAAGGTCAAAAACTGCTGTCTGAGTACCGACACGCTGTCCTTTGTGAGCATATCGAGTGTGATTTTCTCTTTAAGTTCCATTTTTTATACCTCCGTTATTTAATTTTGTACAAGCAAATCACATTAATTTGCTCGCCGTCTGCGAATGTATATGCGGTCTTATCCTGTGTCTGAAACTGTAACCAAGTGTTATTTTTTAACACAGCAAATTTAAAGACCTTGCCGAGGTTTGAAATGCCGACACAAAAAACATTATCCTCTGAAATGCATTTGTACGGCAAATCAATCAGCGGATATGTGCTGTTCGCTCCAATTGTAGTGGCATTCATTTTGACCGTTGCACTGACGATTACGATGTCACCAATCGTCTTATATGTACAGTTTGCACTTTTGATTTTATCGGTGACGGTTGAATACGGTGTGAGCATTGATGTACCGCTCTCTATGTTCGCTGAATCGTATTTACCGTCAAGTGAAGTTTGGGTTGTCTTTTCAAATGCCAAAATTTCGTCTGCAACCTCTGGGACGCCCTCTGCAACTTCATTCGGTAAGTAGATTGATTCTTTTTCGGCAATCATAATTTTGGACACCTTGAAAGTACCACTGTTATTAGTACCAAACCTAATCGTTATAAACGATGTATCATTGTTTGTGACAAATGTTCCTTTACCACGTGTTATTCTTACATTATTGGTACTGTTTCCGTTTAAAAATACAAAAGCATTGCTGTTATTGTTGTTTGTAAGCCAACAAATCCAATATTTAGTATTTGGTTTTACACTTATTTTCATTGTTTCGGGGAAAGGTGCGTACCAACCCATCGTAAAAGTGTCGTTTGATGTAGGGGTAGGGGTAATGGTAATTGATTTTTCGGCAAAGTTCAATTCATCAAGTGTGCCCCGATAAACTGGTGTAGTCAAACTCTGTAATCCTTTCGCCCAAGCATCGAAATCGAAAATATTCAAGCTGTTAACAAGGTTAGCTTTGTTTGCCAGTAAAGCATCAACATCTGCCTTGTCTGCTTTTTTGCCGAGCGAATTATCGGTTTCAGTCTTATCGGCTTTTGGAAGAAGAGAATTGTAAACCGTACCGCTTGTGAGATAACACGGGCTGTTATTCGTTGGTTCGCTGTCAAACGGCATTGAATCAAGTTTTCGGGCAAGTTTCTCATTTGTTTTTTCTCGTGTATATGCATCCGTAATTCCGTAGCCAGCGAGAGTTGTTGCCTTATTTGCCTTGTTATTTATAATAGCTGTAAGAACTTTGTTCTGTACAGGATTAACGCTCTTAGCATCCAGTGCAGTATCGGTAAGCACAGCTCCACTTTCGGTCAGAGCAATGACACGGGACAATATGTCTAATAATTCGGGATAATAGTCAGAGGTAGTAATATCACCGTCATAATCGCTGTGAGTGTTTATTACAAACGGCTGTGTAGAGTAGGTACGAGTACCGTCTGTAAGCACGATTTTAGCTATAGTCCTGCCGGCGGATGAAAGCATAGCTTTATCTGTGGTGACAGTAACAATATTTTTTGCTACTGTAGCATTTACAGCAAAATAGTTACTACCGCTTTTACCTTTGCACACAGCTGTCGCACCGGTTGCATCGTAAGCCTCGCCGTCAGCGGTAAGAGTAATCTGTATCTTTCTGCCGATATCAAACTGTCCTGCGGATATAACAACAGGTGTAGCCTGACAATTTAAATCAAGCGTAATTTTAGCAACATATTCATTCATCGGCGTGCTCCTTTTCCGTTGTTGTAGCTTCACCTGTGAGTTCTGCAATTACCTGTGATTTAACATCCACGAGCACTGATGACATTATGCCGTCAATAAGGCTTGCCGGGAAGCCGTATTTACTTACAATTGCATTAACGGCGACAATAAGTTCCGAACGAGCTGATTGTAATGCCAGTGAACTAAGTTTCGTCTGCATTTTTATCCCCCTTTGAGTGAATTTCTTCAGACCGTTCTGCCGGTCTTGATTTATCCGTTTCGGCAATTTCCTTCGTATTGATTATGTAATCCATTTTAATTACCTCCTAAGCAGTTAACGATTGAAGAATGCCATTTTTGAAGGTCATTTTAAACTCTTTCCAAGTTGCTGCTGTACCATTGCTGTTAAATGATGTTACATAATAACCCGAAAAAGTGTCTGTAATAGAGCCGCCTTTAAAGCCCCAATCATTCAAAATAGCGTTGTGTAAATAATGATTCCGCAAGTTAAGGTCACAACCTGTGTGTAACTGATTGGCTTCAAGCGAACCGATTTTTTGAGCGGCATATGTAAAAATAAGGGTGTACGAAGAATCAGTTGATTTCATACGATAACACCAATCCATAAATGCCGAACCGTTTTCAAGGTTAAACGAAAGGTCACGCTTTGAAGTATCAGAAGCATAACAACCGGTACCTATGTAACCTACCTTAGTGCCTTTGTAGTAAAAATCTTGACCTACCGAATTTAACGACATTAGCTTTTTGCCGTTATTATCAAAAATATCATGTCCTGTTGATGACAAGCTCATCAGCTTTCTGTTCTGGGAATTGTACACATTTAGCTGTGCATTTTCAAATTTTATGTAATTTGAAATTTTGTTCCAAGCAATTTTGATGTCATCGGCAGACTGTTGGAGAAGAGTACCCCACCTGTCCGAACCGACAACCTTGTTGACTTCAAAAAATAATCCCTCGGCGGTCTGTGTAATCACCGAACTGTTGAGCGAACTTGCCCATGAATCGGACACATGAAGAACGGTTGTGTCTAAGTCCTGTTTAATCTCATTTACCTTGTTATGGTCGTGCAAAGTTTGTGCATCAAGAGCAGTAACCTTGTTTTGCAAGGTCTGCAATTTCCCTGTTATTTTGGCTGGCACGGTTGAAAGGGTGACCGTGTTGAGCGTTGCATCGGCAGGATACTCTTTAATCTCAACTATACGGTAGTTAATACTTGTCTTGCGTTTACGGTCAATCAGAGTAACCACATCATACAAATCAAAAGCAAGCACATCACCGTATGTGTCGGGCAATGTTTTTGCCAGGTCAATAACCTTAGCTGTGTAGGATTGCTCCGGCACAGCAAGCACGGCAAGCTTTGCTTTGGCATCATCAAGCAAGGTTTGCTTGTTTGTATAGCGTTCGTCTCGCCATATAGCTGAAATGACCTTGTCGGTATAGCTATGATTTTCAATGTAATTTTTGCCATTGTTTAGGCTGGCTATACTTAAATTATCTTTACCGTATGGATAAAGTCTTGTAACCAAACTTGTGGTACTACCTTTGTAAGTCATATCGCTCAAATTAAGCTCATCGGTAAAGTAAGTGCCTGTCGGCTCGGTGTTGTTGTACGGCTTGATGCAGTAAATAACCTTGTTAATTGTGTCAAAACGATAGCGAGTGTTATACGCCGTCGAGTTTTGGCAATAATCGAGGATGTCAAGCGTGGTTACATCAGTCAGCTCAAGGGTGCGGCGAGCGGCTACGAGGTCGGCATCAACAACAGTCCAACCTGTGCCTTTTAAAATCTCCGAGCATACGCTTGAAAAGCTAACGGTGCTCTTATTATAGGTCGGATAAACATTATAGTTGAGTCCCGTGAGGTCAAGCTCACAAGTAATGGTGCTTACCGTTTTACGCTCATTGATGCCGTTTATAAGGTAGCGCTGTCCGTCATATTCAACTGAGCCGTACAAGGCAAAGTATCTGTACAACTCATGGTCAGGCGATATATCAAACTGTAATGACATCAAACCGTCCTCTGAACGAGTGCGGAAAAAGGTGCTGTCAATGTCACGATAAACCTTTATGTCATCGCCGTAAAATACCTTTAAAAACATCTTAAACACCTCCTAAACTAAACGTAAATCGGCGTGTAAGACACCGAAATTTCAACATCTGACTCCGTTGAAGAAATAATATTTTTTCCCGGTTTCAGCACGGGAAAGTCAATCAAGTCAGAATCATTAAACTTATTTTTACCGTCCGCCGTTATAAGCCCTGCTACGCTGTCAATTACAACCGTCATACCTGATGTGACAGATTTAATTGTTACATCTGCCAATTTAACTTTGTTTTTAGTGTTTGCTATGCTGTTGTATTTGGCGGTAATAACAGGCAAGGTAGGTGTATTAGATTCGCAGATAATGTATCCATTTGGTTTTACGCTTTGAGTTATTACAGCTTTATGTCTTACAGCATCAAATGTATATGTAACATCATGCTCACCACTGCTATCAAAAGTTGCGGCGGCAATGCTGTTGACAATTGCCGTATAAATAAATCCGTCAGGGAGAGAAATTTCAACTACCTTGCCTACCAACAATCCCTCAAATGCGGTTATATTTTCGGTTGCTATTGCAAGGCGGTCGGAAACTGTCAAATCTTTTGCATTGTCACCAAGATAGTGAGGGTAAAAAGTCAAGGTCAAAGACAAAGTCCTTGTGCCGGGAACGGAAGAAAACAGTAACGGAGCTGTTAAGATACTGCGAGAGGCAGATAAATTGTTGGTAACGGTTGTACCGCTGACCGAATAGCTTTGTAAACGGGCATTGTATGCGGAAATATCAACGCCGTTTATTGTCATTTCGTTAAGCATTTTATCTGTCCTCCCATGCAAGTTCTTCGGAAACATACGGAGTAAGGGCAACCGCTGTTTCTCTGCCGTCAATGTTGATTGAGGTGTGTATGTCTCCTCTAAGTTTATATTTACGCTCGTTATCATCGCTCATCAGCTCGACATTGTGGTTGACATCAGCGGTAAATTTGGATCTAAGCATTGACTGTCCTGCAGACACAGCCGACCTCATCTTGCTGACTAAACCGTCAGCTGAAACACCTGCCTGCATACGCTCGGTAAATGTGGATGCCACCGTGTCAGCCTGCTTATAAAGTTTGGGAGCTTCGGCATCAAGTCCGTTTTCGCCGCCTTCAAGTGTGTAGCCGAAAATCTTTTTAAACACTTTTGAGGGGGAGTGTTCATCAAACATTTTCTTGAAAATATTGATAACACTGCCTGAAATTTCTGAGGCCTTAGAATAAAGCGAATCCTGTTTTTCTGATAAACCAGTTTCCGCTCCTTCCATAGCATCTATAAAGCTTTGTTTAGTGTCTTCATCAAGGTTATCAAACGCTCCTAAAAATGCAGAATTTATTCCTTTAGCTTTTGTATCTGTTTCTCCGGTATATTGTTCATACAAACCCATTAAAGATAGAAATGCAACCAACTGATCTTGGTATTTTTCATCAGATAAAGCCTTACCTTGTTTGTTCCTGATTTCACCGAGTTCTTTGCTGTACCTTGCATTTTCTTCTTCTTCGGCTTTTTCTTTGTTTCTAAGTACAGTACCTGCCATAAGAGATTTTTGAGTATCAGTTAAATTTTTGTTGCTTATTTTGTAAAGCTCAGTATTATAATTACTTGCTATATCAATAAGTTTTTGTTTATGTGTTTGCTCGGCATCGCTTTCATCTTGATTTAATCCTTTTAAATCTTCAGTTGTACTCTTCAACGCTTCTGCACGATTATAATAACCGTCTTTAATAATTTTAAGAGTATCCCCAGCCTCCTTATTGGCTGCACTGACGGCTTGCTGATAGCTCGCTTCTGCGGCTTTAACATCAGCATCATGTTCCTTTTGTGAGTAATCACTATCTGTTTTCAACCTCAAATCAAGCAAGGCTACCTCTTCGGTATATTGCTCGTATGCTTTATCAATTACTGTTGTACGAGTTTCTTCGGCAGAGTTGGTAAGTTTTTGTGCTCTTTGAGTATATTCTTCAAGCGATAAATCAGATGCTTCATTTAGAGCTTTAGCCTGAGTTGTAACAACCCCTTGCTTTGCTTCTTCAATAGCAAGTTCTTGATCCGCAAGTTCGTGCATTTTGGCGAAAAGGTCTTCAAGTCTTTGAATTTCACCGCCGGTTAATTCTTTTCGATTTTCCGAGGCAGTTTTACAAATCTCTGTAATTTCGGATTGAACATTGTCCATATTTTCGGACAACTTTTGTTTTTCATCATCGGAAATAATGATGCTTTCATTGAAGTTATCAAAAATACTGCCCGAGTTTTTAACATCGTTCATAAAATCGCCGAACTTTGAACCAATATCCTCATATGACGAACCAAGGTCGTCGTTTGCCGACTGTAAATTAGCTTCGGCGGTTGCAAGATCCTCTGTTGACTGTGTTGCATCACCATTAGAGGCAGAAAATGCAATAATACCGGCTGTCAAGGCTGTAATACCTGTCAAGATAAGCACGGCAGGATTAAGTGACATTGCCATATTCCACGCATATTGTGCAGCTGTTGCGAGCGTGATTTCACCTGTTAATGCACCAACTGCGATTTGTTTAAGCGTTATAGTGCCAAGTGATGCAGCTTCGGCAAGGCTCTCCGCTGTTACAGATGCGGCATGTGATTTAACGAGAGCTGTGATAGACGAGATGATTTTCCAAGCTTTCCACGCCGTGATTGCTGTAGTAACAATAGGCAAGAGTATATTGAGGTTGTCGGCAATCAAGTCAATAGCTTTTGCAAGCGGTGGTATAACTACTTTTGCAATGTTAGTAATAGTTTTGCCGAGGTTAATCAATATGGTTTTAACTGTATTGATAGCTTTTTTAAGACCGCCATTTTCAAAGGATTTTTTAATAGTGTTGATAGCTTCCTTGACAGGTGCTTGCAACTCCTTGGGCAGGAGCTTAACTAAGTTTTTTGTTAAGGAATTTACAATACTTTTTGCCGCCGAAAGCAAATCGGGAGCACGGTCACTTATGCCTTTAACCAATGTTTTTACGATGTTTATAGCCGCCTTAACGAGTTTGTTGGAGTTGTTTGCGATCCCGTTAACAAATGCCTGCAAAAAAGACATTGCGGCATCAATCATCTTCGGAGCGGCTTCAACTGCTTTTGTTGCAAGTTCGCCAAAAATAGAGCCTGCCTCTTCAATCATCTCCGATAATCCGCCTTCGGTAAATGCCTCGGTAAGTCTGCTTACATAGTTCTGAGCCTCTTTTGTGGCATCAGTAAGCGGCTCGGACATACTCTCGTAGATTTCGATGCCTAATCCCTCAAGCCCTGATTTTAGTATCGTAATCTGTCCCTGCAGATTATTTTGCATTGTGTCAGCCATTTTTTTAGCCGAGCCGTCTGCATTATCAATGTTTTTTACAAGAGTATTAAAATCCTTATCACTTGCATTGATGATAGCAAGCATACCCGACATAGCCTCTTTGCCGAAGAGAGTACTTGCGGCGGCTGTTTGTTCTGTTTCAGATAAACCGCTAAACTTTGTTCTAAGCTCTTTGATGACATCAATTAAAGGTAATGCTTCGCCGTTGGCATCGGTCATGCTTATTTTATACTCATCCATTACCTTTTGCATTTCTTTAGTCGGAGAAGCAAGGTTAGATAAGGCTGTTTTAAGGCTTGTGCCTGCCATACTGCCCTTAACACTTGCATTAGCCATAAGTCCGAGTGCAACAGACACATCTTCAACGCTATAATTCATCGCACCTGCCAAAGGTGCTACATATTTAAAACTTTCGCCGAGCATTGAAACATTGGTGTTTGCAGAACTTGAGGTTTTTGCAAGTACATCGGCAAAGTGCGTACTATCAGAAGCTTTAAGTCCAAATGCTGTAATTGCATCGGTGACGATATCAGAGGTTGTTGCAAGATCAAGACCGTCTGCGGCGGCAAGTGACATTATACCGTCAATACCGTTAAGCATTGATGTTGTATCCCAGCCTGCCATAGCCATATATTGTAAAGCCTCAGCAGATTCGGAGGCTGAGAACTTTGTCTTAGCACCCATCTCTTTAGCCTTGTCAGTAAGGCTCTGCAAGTCTTTACCGCTTGCACCGCTGATAGCCGAAACCTTAGACATTGCCGCCTCAAAAGACGAGCCGACTGTTGCCGCTGCTGTTGCTCCTGCTCCGAGGGTTGTAGCAATGCCGGCAAGAGTTGTCGTTATTGCGGACACACCTGTTTTTGCAAGACCTTTCAACTTGTCAATGCCCGTTTTAAAGCCACCGGTATCAATTTTTGTGTCAATTTTTATTGAGCCGTCGTACGCCAATATCCCACATCCTTTACTGTGAGGTCATCGGCATCCAATGGCTCTACTTGACCTGATTATTTTTTATCGTTTAATACGATTTCAAATAGCCTTTTACAATTACGCCCTTTACAGTATGTAAAAATGCCCCTACACCTTGACGATTTGTCAAAGTATATGGGCATTTCATAAGCACAATATGGGCATTTAATTTTTTGTTTGTTTTTCAACTTATCACCTACGATAAATCATATTGATTTTTACTTGTTAATTTTGTTTTAACACTTAAATCTAATTTATTTTTCGGTACTTTAGAAGTGAATTCAAACTCAGCGTAACCGCTGGTTTCGCCTTCAAATTTATATACATATGTATTTATATAATAATCATCAGTTTCGTCTTTTGATTCTGATATCTTAGTACCTTTTCCGCCAACAATTTCTTCAACTTTAAATATGGTCATTCCCATATTTATTTGGTCAAACTCATCTTTGCTGATTCCTGACGGGTCGTTTTTAGCTCCACAGGCTGTGCAAGTCAATGCTAACAATGCAATAGTTATAAAGGATAGAATCTTTTTCATAGCTGTACCACCTCAATAAATTTTATATACACATTATACAAAATCTATATAAGTTCGTCAACTGATTTTCCTGATAACAAAGCCTCTTCAATCACATTATACTTTTCCTGCACCGACTGTGGCAGAGGCAGGGCATAGAGCTTTTTCATTCTCTGATAAAAATTGCGGTCTGCTGTTGACATTTTAGGGGTAATCGGCATACTGCGATACCCCAAGATTCTGACGAACATACAATCGGCGTTAAGGGATTGAAACAATGCTCTGAACTTCCACCAATGTAATTTCGCATCGTTGAGGTCAATGCCATATTGCTCCATAAATGCCGCATAGATATAGCCGTCATCAAAATCGTAATCAAATACAGCTTTATCATTGCCACCGCCTGAATGCTTTTCGGGTGGTTTTCCACAGCGATAAAAGTTTAAAATAGCCTCGACTGTTTCTTCGTTCATCGGGCAAGGTGTTCTGAATACAAGCTTCTGAATTTCTGCGAGTATTTCAGCCGATAGTGTATCATCAATTTGATTAGTAAGTATAAGCTCGAATTTAATCCACACTCTAAAGTCGGTGTTGATTTTATAATCTACACCCGACACGGTTATTGTATCGGGTGTTTTGTCACAAAGCAGATTCATTACTTTGTCGCAGGTTTAAGTGTCTTTTTGTAATGATTGTACTGCTTATGCCTTTTGCCCTTGTGGTTGTTGTTCATTGCAATTGCTCTGCTTTTATACATACTACCGAGCTTTGAGCCGAAAGCATTAACAGCCTTGATGACATCCTCGTAGGCATTGATACAGGTTGTAAGGTTTACGGTTTCGCCGAAAACCTTTTTAGCTGTACCGTCACCAAAAACCTCATCAAAAAAGTTAAAAACAGCCGTACACTGAGCACGGATAAGTTCTGACTGGCGTTTGCCCTCGGGCTGTAAATCATTCATTGCCTTTGCCACATTATCGTGAGCGTGTTCGTAACGCTCCATAACGAGTGCATCGGCAACATCAATGTCAGGTAAATTTACACCGTTAATAACCATATTTTATGCCTCCGAAGTTTTTGCTGTAAATGTCTTTGTGGCTGTGTCAAAAGTACCCTCGACAGGATCTCCTTTTGCCAGAAAGTTACCACTACAACCCATTTCGCCGTCGTCATTTGTAAAACTTGCAACCTCAACCGCAACACGGATTTTGCGTGCATGATATGCGGTCTTGTTACTGCCGCCTTCAACAGGCTGGTCAAGGTCAACGATAACATAATCTGTTTCGGCGTCTGCTCCTACAAGCTGTTTCTCACCGATATTGATGATGTAATTGATAGCATCCTGCTCTCTGATCTGGTCAACCTCAAACGCTGTTGTCCAATCATAGCCGCTGATTGATTTTGTTGCAGATTTGTCGCAGACATACTTACGGCTCTTAGTCTGTGCGGCAGGTGATTCATCAAGTGTCTTTGCACCTACACCGAGCAGAGAAAAGTTCGGTGATTTGTTCGTACCGCCGCAGTCAAGGTAGTTTGCCTGCATACGCCTCTGTCTGATTACTTCACTCATTATTTTTTACCTCCAATTTCAGTATATTTAAGTTGGCACTGTATTTGATAGCGTGCTGTTTTTGTGTCATTGTCGATTGCATACCCCGATGACAGCACCTTAACGGATAAAGGGGTTAACCCTTCGGGCAATTTCGGCAGTTTGCCGTTTAAGTCCTGTTCGGCAATCCACTCTTGTAATCTTTCATAAAATTCAAGATTTGCCATATTGATTGATTCATCGGGACTGTAATTTTCACGGCTTGCAAAGATAAAAAGGTACTGACACTTAGCCGAGCCGTCAACATACTGCTTTAAAACAGTTTTGCACGGCACTACCTCAACGCTGTACTGTTCGGGGTCATCACCGAGATAGTCAACATTGAGGTCATTGTCAACCTCTAATACCTCACAATCAGCAAACCATCTAAACAATGATTTAATTATTGATTCGTCCATTATTTGCCTCCGCTTTTTTCCTTGGCGGCTTTGATGATGTCATCAAGGTGGTCTGCTTTCATTCGTTCAAACCAAAACTTGCCCCTTAGACCACCGCTTGCAGTACCTTGTTTACCTTTGCCTGCGTTTAGGTAGTAGTTGGTATGGGCATATACAATATCGTACATTACCTCACCACTACCTATCTTTGTGCCACGAATACCGCTCTTGATAAGATTGCCGGTTTTAAAAGGTACATATGGAGTAGAACGGCGAAGGACTTCGCTGTCCACGACCTTTTGTACATTGCCGTTTTGCTCAAGTCCACGGTCTTTAAGCATAGTTTCGGTAGTATTAAAAAGCAGTTTAATAATCATTTAACCACCAATTTAATGTGTTTTGAAAAGACACTTGCCGACAGATTTTCGGTGACCTGCGTAATCTGCTGACCGCCTGCGTCAAGGATATCCTTAACAGTAATTAAATCAAGGTCAACCAAGCCTTTAACTACATAATCTCCCTTTTTGAGGGTGTAGCAATTGTCACTCTCGCCAAGCGGTAAAGATTTATATGTTGACGGATCAACATAGTGAGTAGTCTGCAAAACGCTGTCGGGGATACGGATTACATACTCATCAGATGCAGACACATTTTTGTCAGCAACAATAATTTGATCCTTACCGTGGTAATTAACTCCGTCCAAAACAGTTGCAAACCAAAAGGTTTCACGACCCTGCTTTTTAGAGCAAAACACGGTAATGCGTGTGTTGTTTGTGAGCATTATCTCACCCCCTGATAAAGCAACCCTGTGCCGCTTAATTCCTGCTTGATAGCCTTGTACATAGCTCTTTTTTCACGCTCTGCAAGCTCATCGGCATTGTAATCCTTGTATGTAACGCTGTAACCGTCCGTTGATTCGGACTTAATGCCTTGAGGGATATTTGCCACACCTCCACGGATTTCGGCAACCGCCTCAGCGGCGGCACAGACTGCATTTTTTACCTGCTCCGTCACTTCGGGAATTTCTCCCATAATAACATAGTTTAAAAAGCGTTCCGCCTTGCGTGCATAGCGATTGAATTCTTCGGCGGTTAAATCACCGCCGAAAGAATCCTTGTAATAAGCATAATCCGCATACATTTTTAAGATACCTTAATGTTACGGAAAACACCGCACTTTGTTGTGTTTTTGAGAGCAACAGCGGCAACCATTTCAACCTCAGCCTTTTTAACCGCACCGGGGGCAGTAAGGTCAGGCATATATGTTTTGATGATTGACGAACCGCTGAGGGAAACACCGTGGAAAGCATCAAGACCAAGCTGTACCGCATAAAGGTCGGTAAGACCTGTCACCTTTGAGCTTGATGCACCTGTTTCGTAAATCGGCACGCAAGGCACAGTCTTTGAACCGTCAAAGTAGTTACCCATATCGTAAAAAATGATACCGTCATAACCCTGAGCAGTTTTACCGAAAGCGTCCTCGGCTCTTGTGAGGTATCCTGCACGCTGAGCAACGCTTTTGAGCTTAGCAATAATCTTGCTGTTACCAAGTAAGAAAGTAGGCTTGCCGTCAATACCGCCGATAAACTCATTGAGCATATCAATCATAAGCTGATAGTTGCTTGTAACAAGGGCAGATGTTGAGAGATCAACTACTGTCTTGTCAGAGCCTGCGTTGTACTCAGTGCTTGTGCCCTTGAGGAGAGTTGTAAGACCGTCAAAGTCAACCGACTTATTAGTCTTTGAGCCGTTAATACAGCAATTTTGAAAATGGTTACGAGTAGCGAGGGTTTTCTGCTCGAGCTGAAACGCAATTTCGTTTGTTGTTGCTTCCTGAATAACACGGTCAACCTCACTTGCACCGCCGAAGATTTTAAGGTCAACGGTCTTTTTAATTTTCTTCGCCTCATTGGCTGTGTATTCGCTGTTAATTTCTCTGCCTGCCGCTGTTGACGGTGTCTGGAGCTGTAAGTAACCGTAGGTGAGAGTTGAGCCTCCGACACCCGGTGATACGGCATCATCAAAAGTAAGCTCATCCATAAACTGTGAGCCACGACGGAGAGTATCAATAACCTCCTGTGTAACTTTGTCAGCTCTGCCAACACTTGCTTCTGCTAATGTAATAGGCATTTTGTGTCCTCCTTATTTCTTGTAATAGTCTTCAACGGCAGACTTGAGGTTTGAACCGGACTTTGCTTTTGCTCCGCCTGTGGGTCCGCCGAGGTCAAGTTTCTTTTTGGGTTCTTCCTCTGACTTAAAGAGGAAAGGTTTTGACTGTTTCAGCTCTGCAAGCTGTTCGTCAAGTCCCGTGATACTGCCGTCCTCAGCCTGAGATACCTTTGACATATCAATGTTAGCCTTGACCGACACGAGGTCAGCCGCACCTGCGTTATTGATGGCAGATTCAACCGCCTGCTCAAACTTGTAGTCATTGAGCTTTTTGTCGCCGTCAAGCTGTGCCTGCTTAACCTTGTTCTGCCAATCGGGGTCATAACCTTCAAGATTAGCGTTTGCAGTTTCGAGCTTTTTTGACACATCATCATACTTGTCCTTTTCGACATACTGACCGCCTGCAAGGTTGCCGAGCTTAACATCTGCTGCATTGTTTACCTTTTCGGCAAACTGTTCAAATGTCAATGCTTCACCGCCAAACAGGGCTTTTAAAATTTCCATTAAGTCCATTTGTGTGCTCCTTTCAATTTTTTAGCAAATGTGTGCTCAATAAAATTTGAGCAATATTAAAAGCCCCCGAAATTCGGGAGCTTATAACCATAATCTGTAATTTTAAGGGTAAAAGCAAAAGGGATGTTCTAAACACCCCTTTAATACCCGTTTAAATTCGTTTAATTCTGTTTTATTCAAATCGACTATATAACTTTACCTTTTGGCAGTAAAAACCAATATGGTCAAATTTAAGCTAACTTTTGTTTCCAAAGCGGTACATAAGTACCTTTATAAAAATCTTCAAGATGATCATTAAAATAATCTCTTTCAATTTCATACTCTTCTGGTGACATATTCTCTCTCCAATATGGAGCTTCTTTCAATGTACCTGTAGCCCAATTATTACTCAATTTCAATCAATCCCTTCGTAAACTTTTTAAGCAATCCATCAACAATAATTTCTTCTCGTTTTCTTGTTCGTTCACCTGCCGTTATTATACCATTCTTATATTGCAAATTCAACTCCGAAATTTCATCAGGAAATAGTCTGTCAAATAGAGCGTAATTGGGAGCAGCTTGTGTTTTTTCAGCAACATATATGATACCGTCAATACGAACCGCAACAAACATTTCTATATTATCTGTTGTCAAAAGTGTTCTCATGTCGGTTTCAGAAAAATACCCATCAGTATTATGATTATGTACAAAAGCAAATTTCTGATTTGGATGTTCCTTGATAAATTTTCTAAATTCGTCAAATCCAACTGATACATCGTTTCCTTTCTCCGAATAAGCATATGCCCCAGTTGATAAATCAACTAATATTAAATGTTCTAAACCGTCTTTTGACCCTAATTTAGCGACATTTTTACTTGCAGATGATAATCCATTAGTTACATTTTTGTTATATCCCTCAATATCAATACAAAAACTTGCTTTACCATTAAATTCCAAAACTCTGCCTGTGTTTCTAATAGCACTATTTGCCGCCGCACTAATCTTTTGCTTTTTATTTCTCCACACCGCTTTTTGAGCAGTACTTCTGCCAAAACCATAAGCCTGTTGACGAGAACGGTCGGGAAGCAATCCTGTTCTTTTACAAAAGCTATTCAGTTCTGACTCCTGCCGTTTCAACTTGCTTGAATAGTGGCTGAAATTTTTTTCTAATTTTTGTAATAGTTCTTCGTCAGAGAGGTTATTAAGAGCCTCATCACAAGCGGCAAGTGTTCTTTTGGTTGCCCTGATTTTGCGTTCAAAAGCTCTTTGTTGTTGTTCTGCTTCGTAAAGCGTGTGCATTGAGCCGTCAGGGTATTCAATATTTTTAGCGTTCAGTTCTTCAAGGTCTTTATCCGAATACATTCGGGACGAACCCTCAAAGTACGGATACCAATCGTGTCGGCAGTTCCAGCCTTTAAATCCGTCACCTGTGCCGTAACCAATATCAGATAATGACAAGTAACCTCTTTGACCACTCAGGCTTACAATCTGTCCCTGCCAAGCGGCATGGCTCGGTCTTGCTCCTGCGTGAGCGGTAATTTCCATAAGGTCACAGCCAAGCTCTTGGGCATTTGATAGGCATATTTGACCTGTGGTCTGACCTATGCCTGTCATAACATTACGCCGTACAGCAACATCAAGTCGGTCACGATGACCGGAGGGATAGATTACATACGCTCCGTCTTGAGCTACCTGTTTAATTGCATCGGCAATTGCCTGTTGCGGAGTAAACGCACCGCTTGATGCTTTTAACTCAGCAAGACTGCAAGCGTTGATAAAGCTCGTTTGTGATGACACAGCTGTGGTCAGAGTAAGATTGCTAAGATTGCCCTGTGTCTTTTTGTAGCCTGCCTCAAGTAATTGCATTTGCACATCGGACACCTTGAGTGACTTTGGATTTAAGCCGTTTTGTCGGTAAATCTCGTTGTCATACTCCGTAGCGGTCACACCTGCATCTTCAAAGAGCTTTTTTAACTCTGATTCTGTCCTGTCGCTGTATTTTGCAACACTTGACAACACATCGGAGTGCAGAGTGCCAAGCTCCTGCATATGCTGTGCCTGCCATATGCCCGTGTCAGTCATTGTTCCTGTTTTTGCAATTCTGCGAGCAATGTCACGGACAATCTCCTCTTCAAGCTGTGAATATAGGTTGATGATATCATCGGCACAATGAGCAAGCTGTTCAGGGGTGAGCATTAAGAGCCACCGCCTTCATCAAAAAAACTTTGTACACCGCTTTCAGGCAACATTTCTGCCGCCTGTTTATCATCAACACCGTAACGCCACTTGAGATAATCGGTCTTTTTGCGGATTCCGCTGTTGACCTCGTTGATCTGTATTGCCTGCTCCTTGTCTTTATCCTCAAGCACGCCATCGCCCCAATTAAAGCTAACTTCGTACTCTCCGCTCGGAGCAAGATTGCAGGCATCAGCCATAGCATTGCACGCATAGATGTAGTCCTCAAGCACCGCCTCAAGCGAGTGTTGCATGTCAGACACAGCTGTATAACTACGCTGTTTAGAGGCTTTAATCTCTTCTGCTGTCTTATCTACATTCTGCGGATTTGACAGCGTACCGTAGGCAAGAGAGCAGTTAAACTCAATCTGTCTTTTGATTTCATTTAAGCCCTTTGAGTAGTTATCATCACGCAAAGTCGGATTAAAAACTTCGTAAAAAGACTTATCCTTGTTATCCTCTGCATCAATGCTAAATTTACGAAACAGCCTGTCACGGGTTGACGGTGTTCCAAGTGTACCTTCGCCCGGTCGCTGTCGGAGAACTTCTTCACCTGCATCAACTGCAAGCTCGCCGCCCTCAAATTCCCATAAGTATCTGTCCCACTGCAAGTCAGCCTCATTAAGCAGCTTAATTGCTCGGCTATAAACAGATACACCGAGAGGACTGTCACTTTCAATGTTGTTGGCAAAAGGTACAGACCAAAAAGCAAACAATGGACGGTCAACATCATTGATAACTATATATGGGTCAATTTTTGACCACATATCGCTGTCAAGATTTTCAGGTTTTATTTCCGCCCCGATGTTGTCGGGACTGGATGAAACAAAAAAGTGACTTTCAATCGTGTGCGATTTGTTCTCGTAACTGTAAGTCTGCTTTTCGACTCTTGTGTAATAGTTTTTGCCTTTTACCTCTTGATTAAAAAACACGGCAGCGGTAATTATGCCGTTGCTGTAATTAAGAGGGATAAACTTGTCCTGCGTGATGCAATCGGGGAGGATTACACCGTTTCTAACATACGGTTTAAACATTATACCGCCCACAGCACAACCTGCCTCAAGCCTTACCCTGAGCTGTTCAAGCAATCTTTCGTACTGTTCTTGTAAATAATCTGCTCGCTCTGAGCCTGTTATTTCGCTCTCAAACTCTATCATAATTAACCGTGCAAATTCGGACGCTATAGTTGCACCGAGGTTAAGTGTCTTGTTGTGGCAATCTTTGCTCCAAGACGGCTCATCGGCATATATTTCAAGCCATACTTCCATAGCCTCTTCCATATTATCAAATTGATAATTGCTCGTAGCGTTTTCGGGGTCAAGCTTGTTTACAATACTCCTTAACCAACTTAAAAACACATATTTAGCACGCCTTTTCAACTGCTCACCTCCTTATTATTTGTATTTAAACTCACGCTTTAGGACTGTATAAGCAAAATAGCGTATATCGTCCATTGCGTGGTCATTTTCCTTAACCACTTTGTCAACCTCGGCTTTATCATCCCAACGGTACATTCCAAACTCCTCTTGTGATGCCTTGCACTTAACGCCGATTTTAATTCTGCCGTCATTGAGCATTTGGCTTGTAGTTCGGATACCGTTTATGACATCATTTTTCGCTGACTTAACAAAAAACTTGCCGTGTCTTTTGATCGTAGCTTTAAAACTGGCGGCGGACGGGTCAATTATCACACGCTCTATATAGCGGTCACCTGCAAGTTTTTCGAGTTCCGCATAATGCTCTTCGTCAGTTCGCTGATAACCCTCTTTTCGGCTGTTATAATAGTATTCGTCCACACGGATTGCCTCTTTGTCGGTTACACACCACAGTCCCATAGAGCAAGGGTTAATAGTACCGTAGTCCATTGATATGTACCACCGTCCAACAAGCTCATCGGGATTGCCATCCCACAACTTATCCTTAATATGGTCATTGTAATCTTGGTAAACAAGACCCTCGGCAATAACCCACTCACCAAGGATAAAGCGGCGGTAAAATGTGCCTTGGTAAAGGCTGTAATACCGCTGTTTTACCTTGTCTGATAATGATAGGTTATCGTCCATTAAAAATTTAAGTCGCAAAGCGTGCTTTTCAGGAGCCTTTAAAACCCACTCACGATAAAACCAATGGTTAGGGTTATCGGGGTTGCAATTGAACCAAAACCTTGCACCCTCAACAGAGCAACGGGCAAGAGCCTGCTCAACAAATGACCTCGGCATCAGAGCAACCTCATCGAAGAGGACGCCTGCAAGCGTAACGCCCTGAATTAAGTCCTGTGAGCTTTCGTCTTTACCGCCGAAAATGTAAAATGTGTTAGATTTGCCGTCTTTGCTGATTATCAGCAAGTTTTCCGACCGTTTATCCTTGATGTCATAGCGGTGTTTGAGCATATTGATGAGAGGCTTAATAACATTTCGCCTGCAAGAGCCTACGGTTTTGCCGCATATAGCAAAGTTACAGTCCGAGAACATCGCCATTGCCCAAAAGATAAAAGATATACTCATGCTTACAGTTTTTCCCGAACGAACAGATCCGTCTGCAATTATCGCATCATATTTATCCTTTATCCCGTCAACTTTCCACCAGCTAAGTACTTTTAGCTGCTTTCTCGAAAAAGGCTTAAATTTCATCTTTAAAAGCCTCCTTGCCTGCACCTTCGAGTGCCTCAATCAATCCGTCGTCAACGGTTTCTACTGTTTCGGGCTTGAAGTAATCCGCATACAGCTTAACAGCCCGTGTGTCGCCGTTCTGACATTTTTTAATCAGTGCCTGCCGAATTGCCGTCAGCTCATCATTTTCATATTTTGCAATTAAAGCATTTAACTTTTTGCGAAATTCCCTTGATTTTACAACTCCATAGGACAGAGCAAGTGATTTTAAATCTTCAACAATGTTAAATTCCTGCTTTGTGTTTGTATCCTTGAGCAATTGTTCAAGTTGTGACAGCCTATTCATTTTGCACCTTCTTTCTTTTTTGCATAAAAATAAACACCCGTTAAAAGGTGTTTAAAAGCATTTTAATGTATATAAAAAACAGCGGTTTGTGGTGTTAATTTTAATGTCAGCCATATGAACTAATTACTGGAGGGATTATCCATGAACGAACAAACCGCTGTTTTTAACTTGGGTATAGCTTCGCCATCCGCAACCTGAGGTTATCGGTGACTTCGCCGTATGTCAGCCGTTGCATCGGGCGGAGACGAATCAATCCGCCGTCTGTTCGGGCATTTGTTCGGTAAACGATACTGTAAGCTCAGTCGGCTCACTTGCAAGGGTAATTTTGACCGTTGCTTTCTTGTATCGTTTCTGTACTTTCACAATTTTATCTTTATTCTCAGCCAAAAATCCGCTGACTGTTTCGTAACCGTCATCAGTGAATTTAAGCACCGAGGGAGTTTTCAAAAGTTCGCTCAAAGTCAAAATAAACTCTGATTCTGTGTCCGTAAGAGGGATAGGGCTTGTGCCACCTCCGAGCAATCTAATAATGTTCGGAATGCCCTTAAACACATAATATTTTGACCACTCGTAATCCATACGAACGAAAACATAGCCGTCAAAAAGTATATGCGGTTGGGTTATCCACTTGCCTTTTGAGCGTATCAGTTTGTTTTCAATCGGCACAATGGCATCATAACCACGATGTCGGAGCTGTTCCGCAACAGCATGTTCTTGTCCTGTGTTTACATACAAAACATACCACTTGATGTTCATCATCCTTGCTCCTTTGCTTTGAGCTTGTTGATTTCATCCATAAGCTCGTTGTAGAGCCGTGGGTTACTTTTCTTGATAGTGTCATAAAGCAGGCTCTGATTTTCCTCGAGGGCAAGACGCTTGTCTGACTTGACATCCGTGTCGGTCTTACGCTTGTATGTTACTGCTCTCGCAAGGGCAGTAGCCTGTCTTAAAAGGTCTTCGGCAGACACTTTATCGAATTGTCCTTCGTCAAGTTTTGATATGGCATCAAAAACCTTTTGTGATGCCATTCTCAAAATAGCCTCAGCAGGATCAAGTTCAGGATAACGCTCAGTTTCGGTTAAAATCATACGAAAATTTTCCTGTGCAATTCTGAGCTGTTGAGCGTTAGCTAAAAAGCGTGATGCATAACGGCTGACCGCCGCCTGTGACAACTGTTCGCCGTTATCAGCAAGGTATGACACAATTTCACGGTATGTCTGTCCGCTGACAAGCATCTGATCTACAGTGTCCTTGAGGTCAGAGGGCAGTTTGTCGATTTTTCCGCAAGCTCTGCGGTTGTTTCTGCCCATAGCTAAACCTCAACCGAGTTATCGGTGACGGAGCCTTCGAGGAGCTTAATGCCCTTTGATGAGAGTTTTGCCTCAAGTTCTTCATACGGCACATCTGCGATGTCGGCAGGCTCTTTTGTTTTGATATGACGGAGCAAAATGTATTCCGACAAAAAGAGGTAATTAACAGATGACAGGAAGTCATGTTCTGATACATTGCTGATTGCAAATTTGACATCAGACAGTTTTTCATAATTCACATGAAGTATGTTAATAGTTCTCAAAATCTGTCCGTTGTTCTGCACGAAGTTTCTTGCTTTGATTTTCTGCATATATACCTCAGCATCGTTAGTCATTATTGTTACCTCCTCTTAAAAGCTCCAAAATGAGCTTGTTTTGTGTCTTTATTTCGTCCTTAACCTCGTTTATAGAGTTGTAATAATCCTTTTTTGTAAGGCAGGTGTCCTTGATTTGCTCAACATCAGTTTGCAACTTGCTGATAGATTTGTTGACATCGGTTTTAACATCTTTCAGTTCGCCTTTTGTTACATAGGACAGCTGAATTTCTTTGATTTCCTTGTCGTGTCTATCCGCTTCGTTAATTGTTCTTTTGAGAAAAAAGCTGATAATAGCGATAGCTCCCGAAATGATAAGACCGAAGAGCCACCAAGTGTCTGTTGCAAAATTCATAATATATTACTCCAAAAAAATAAGGTATCATTAAGCTGTAACTTAATAATACCTTATAAAACCGTACTCCCGTAGAGGAAGAATATCCTATTTTTTCTTCATTGTTATATATCATCAAAAATACTTAACTGACCGTCAAGGTTACCGTTTGAGCATATGATTCTTACATACCTTTCAGACAAATCATATTCTCTTGCAAGTTGACTGCTGTTGTAGCCATTATACTTTGCTTTGATTTCAGCGTTGCGTTCGAGTTTTTGTAACTCGCTGTATTTTTGGATATATATTGTATCTCCACCAAATGTTTGACAGAGTTTAATATAGCTTTCAATTCCTATTATCTCCGCTATATCCCTTTGAGTGCCTACCAAATCATCAAGATTTATTTTCACCAGCCTTCCTCCTTTGAGCACTGTCAATGTACTTTTTAAGTTTCTCAATCAAGGTTACACCCTGATTATATGTCAGCCACCTAAAAGGCTGCTTTGATGTACAGTCAATTTTCAGCTCTTTTTTGATGATACCGCAGAGCCTGTCACCGAGCTTAGCCGTAGTCGGTTCTGTGTCGTATTTTTCGAGCTGATACATCAACTGCCAAACCTTCCTGCGTTGACCGTCTGACATTTTGCCTCTGCCGCTGTCCTCGTACTTTTTCTTTTTGTACGGTTTCGGCGGCTCTGTAAGATTCTGCAATTTAAGCCTCTCGGCAAGCTCAGATACAACCGTTTTATACTCATTCTCATCAAGACTGCGTATGCTTTCCTTTTGAGTAAGACGATAAACAATCGTGTGCAGCATATCGTTTTTGTTGCCCGATTCCAAAACACCGAGCCGTGCAGCCATTGCGTATATTCTTTGTGTCTGCTGTGGCTTTAACAAATCAATCACCTCAGCTTAAAGATATCTTTGTGCTGTCCTCAACCACAAAACTGCTCTGTATCTTCGTTAGGATATCGTCAATATGGCTTTCATCCATTCCGTTAACGGTGAGTAAATTCTTAAAATCCTGCCATACAGCCGCCTCTGAAATGAGGTAGGCATACTCTTTTGCATCGTCCTCCGAAAGGTTTGTGAACTTTAAAATGTTGTTTACATCCTTATCGTAGTTAATGCCCTTGCATTTCTTGACAAGCTGTTTGCGTTCGTCATCAGATACACCGTTCATCTGTTCAATAACTTCTTTGACGGTGCATCTTACAAAATTGCCTTTCCACAAACCGATGAGCATTCTTTTTGCCGGAGCAGAGAGGGAATATTCTGTCTTTTCCGTAACCGCATCTTTGTATGCTTTGCCAAAAATGGAGAGCAAAAAAGAATTGTATGTAACTTTGAGAGATTCAGAAGTAACCGCTGTAAGCTCTGATTCTGTGCCTGCATAATGGACACTCTTATATTTGGTGTTTTCAAGGTCTTCCGAGCACTGCATAATAATCTCTGCTTCGAGTTTATCTTTGCGTGCCTTGAGCTTGCTCATATCTGCTTTAATGCCTGCAAGCTCATCAATCTGCTTTTTTAAATCAGTCATCTGTTTTATCCACCTTTGCAAGTAATTTTTCAGCACATTTGCGGCAGATGATAACATTATCTGCAATGATTACATTTTCAACTGTACCGCAAAAGCGGCAACAGGGAGCGGACGGTTTAATCGTAACTGTGCCGTCTGTACTTGTTTCAATGTCAACGGCATTGCCCGGAAACAATCCTGCTTCGCCTCTTATCTGCTTCGGCAGAGTAATAGAGCCGTTTTTACAAATTCTCTTTGATGTTTTCATAATTGACCTCCTGTTCAATATATATTGCTTAATATAACTTATCCTCACTCTGCATTTACACGGACTTGTGACCGTTCCCGACAGGGAGTTGCATTAAGGCGAGCGGATTATCTCCGCTCATTAACCTCTTTTAGTGCACTAATAAAACCGCTCAAAGTGTCATTTGCAAAAGTTTTACCCATATTTTTCTCAAGTTTTTTTATAACGTCGATTGTTAATTCTCCTATTTTTCCAAGTACGATGAAAGCATTCCCTGTTACAACAGATTCAGTCGAGTGATCAGGATTTTCAACCATCATTATTACTATCCTGTTTTCACAAATAGCGGGTTTGGCTTTTTTAGCAAACGAATCTATTATTGCATCGCTCAATTCATTTCCAAAATCAACTATGTAGTCTTTCATTTTTATCCCTCCGAAATTTAATAAAGTTCAATGCTTTTGTTATTAGCAATAAAATGTTTTTTCATTTTCTCAAAGTTTGTCCAGTATGAAAAATACTCATTGTAACTAAACTTGTCTTTAAGTTCCTGCTTAGCTTTCTTGCTACGAGCTCCGTAAAGTTTGTAATCCTTTTCGGTGACAACTGACCGCTTTTTACAGCAATAAAATCTTCTGCGGATTTCACAATCCTCTGCAAGCCATTTACCACGAAATTCATCGTTTACATAAACAAGGATAGCATTTTGAAATCGTGATTTTTGAGTGAGGTTCAGAGATACTTTGTATCCGTCAATTTTAAGATTAACCGGCGGAGCAAATACAGATGTAAGGGCTTCGTCAACCTTTTTCCATTCTTCTTTTGTCATTATTGTTATTGCCCCTCCTTTTACTCTTTTTAATTTTTCGGCTTTCGCCACGGAGCATCCAACCAACCCATACAAGCAGGAGCACCATAGGCACAAAGCAAATTTCTCCGCCTGCTGTAAAGCTCCTTGCACCCACTTGACCGAATGCGGCAGTCATTACTACTCCCGTGCTGAACCCTGCGGTTAGCAGTAACACAATTTTTCTTAACGACATTTTAAATCCCTCCAAATATTGTTAAAACACCTTGATACGCATAGCTTTTGCCATTGCTATTAAGCCCTCATAGGTGATATTTCCGTTATCCACAGCGTTACCAAACACATTGCTTGCTCCTCTGATACCCTGTTCAGACCTTGCAATGCCAAGCAAAAAACTTACTGCTCGTTCATCGGACTTAACGGCAGGAAACAACAGCTCAATGTCGCTGTTTTTAATTGCTGATGTATGCCTTACTTCGGTAAGTTTTGTACGGTTTCGGATCTGAGCAAACGCTTCTTTGCTTTTGCCGGTATTTGTAACGGTTTCAATGTTTCCGACAAGGCAAATGCCAAGCTGTGGGTTGCTATCAAAAAAAGCTCTGATAGCCTCAATGGTCTTAATCGGCAGGTGCTGTGCCTCATCAATGATGAGTACCTTGCGTTCGCCTTCAAAGCTATCTGCAAGTCTTAACCACATTTCGTCTTTGCGACCTGTTGCGGTGATTTTTTGCGTTCTGCAAAGCAGTTTTAAAAAGGCACTCAAAGTTACCAAGCAAGGATTTACAGACACATAAATCGCAGTAGCCGGATAATCTTCTGCATACTTTTTACAAGCCATTGTTTTGCCGATACCTGCATCGCCACACTCTATGGCAAGACCGCCCTTGAGATGACACAAGCGGATTGTATCATAAACCTCTGAGCTTATGCTTGTAGGCTTGTAGCTGTTAAGCACCTGAGCTGATTTCAGATTTTCCGCTGCGGCTTTTGTTTCAAATGTTTCCGTCAAAAACTTTTCAAAATCACTTAAATTGCCGTTATAGCGGTCATTAAGATAGGTTGACAAGGTTGCCGTTGATTTACCGAGAGCCCTTGCGGCTTTGATTTGTGAGCCGCACTCTTCGATAAAGTTCCTTAATTTTTTCTGTAATTCAGGATTGGCTGACATTACCGACATTTATAATTCCTCCTTTTGTCGCTGTTCAAGATTGCGTATCATTTTTGCTTTATCTATCGTTACGATGTTTGACTGACCAACTGCCATGGGCAATTGCTCTGCCGTTTCATCGGCACGGTGTACTGATATAACCTTCGGATTGATTTCTTCGGCATTTGCTTTGTTTTCCTCAGCGGTTGCAAGTACAAGGTTAAGTGCTGTTTCTTTACCAAATGCGGTAATTTGGCTTGCCTTGAGTTCCTGTTTGGTGAGTTTTTCAAGGCTCTTGACCTTACGCAATGCCTGAGCAACTGCATCTTTAGATGCTCCGTAGGCAAGGACTGCTTCATTGTCCGTTGGAGCGGTCATTATGTAGTTATCATCAAGGTCATAAATTCTGACTTCCGAAATATCTTCAGGATCATATCGACAGTAAACCGATTCGCCGAAATGATTTAAAATAAGGTCATCATTGTAGTAATCAATTTTCTCGCATGCAACAGTAAGATGTACTCCACGTCTGCCAACTTTCTGACTTCTTGTGCTTCTCATTAACATTAAGTTAAGGTCAAGTTCTGCGGCGACTCGTTTTTCTTTAAGTTGTTCTCTGTAAACCTGCATTCGGCTTTTACCGCTGTCTGAGCTTACCGCTCCGCTATATGGTTTTTCATTCATATAGTAGGTTAAAATGTCCTCAACTGCCTGAGTAAACTCATAATCTGTGGGTATGTTGTCGGTGTCCTTGATTACCTTTTTAAGTCTTTCGGGTCGCTCTACAACATTACCGCCTGTATAAGTCGGAAACAATCTTGAAAGCCTGTCCTTAACGTCACGGAAACGCCGCTCAATGATTTTTGCTTTTGCATTTCGCACAATAGCGTTCGTCATTTTTATGCCGAGTCTTTCAAACACAGGAGGTGGAGCAAATTTATCTTTTGTACTCTTCTTTTGCCTGTGACCTAAACCACCTACGTCGAAGGTAAGAAACTCACGACCATTATCAACATAAATGTTCTGCGGTATGCCGTATTTCATAATTCCTTTACGAAGTGCTATGAGTGTTGCCTGTGATGACGGTGCGTCTGTTACATAACACCCGGTGAATATTCCGCTGCGAGCGTCAAAAAATGCTGTGAGATAAAGCCTGTGCAGGTTACCTTTTTCACCTTTTGTCTGTACGTCAAAAGTATGATTGTCGGCAATCCACCATTCATTACTTACCATATCTTCATAGGTACGTCTGATATACGGTGCACACCTGTCTCTAAATGCTTTCATACCTTGCCGTCCCATAATTTCAACAGGCTTAGGTATTGCCGTTTGTACTTTCCTGTAAAACGATGCGTAAGCAGGGAGAGGCAACAACTGTGGAGCTTCTCGTTTAATCCACATCTCGGTGTATTCATAGCACGCTTGGATAGGGTGCTGTGCCTCATCAAGATAAAAACTTAAAAAGCATTGCCACACTTCTTCAGGTATCGAAGATGTACCTTTTTTCCAGTTGCCTCGATTGTCAAGCAATCCTGCAAGGTCATCAGCTTTTAAAGCCTTTTTCTTTCGGTACAAAATTCCCTTCGATATTTTAAGGTCGGGATTAGCGACCTTTTGCAGTTGTACAAATTTTTCGGTTGCAGGTACTTTCTGTAACTTTGATGTTGCACAATACTCATCCCAAGCATTAAGTATCCTTATCCATTCGGCAATCTCTTCACGCTGTACCGCCGAAAATTCATCAAATTCCTTGTGGGGTCGCTCCGTCTTGCGTTCGGGGAGCAAATCCTCAGGAATTGCTATTGCGTGCGATTTGTAGTATTTAAGCTGTTCCGAGTGGGATAGTTCATTTAAAGGTATCAAATACTTTTTGCGGTTGTTTTGATTAAAAGATACTTCACTTTTAAGCGAACCATCCAAAACAATCCTTTTAATATATTGAGCAGAACATCCTTTTAACTCTGCAACTTCCTTAACATTAAGATAAATCAAAAAATCACATCCTTTTGACCTGCCATCATCAGAGCAGGGAGGTCATTTCCTGCTGACCGCCTTGCGGCGGTTTCGGCTTAAAAATCAAACATTATTGATATTGATTCACCATAAGTTGAATAATAGTCTGTTTCTACTGCTTTAATCTGAGATTCATTAAGCTGTCTTAAATCGTCAAAATTTATTCCGTATTTTCTGAGTATTTTTTCAAGTTTTTCGGTTTTAGTTAAATTTTTCCTTTCAAATAAATCTAATCTTTCCATAAGTCCTCCTTGATGTGACATTCCTTATTTGTGTAGTGCGTACATTCTTCAACTGTGCAATCTCGTGGCTGTCCCGTATCAAGAATGTAGTAACAAATCCAATAGCCTTTGTAGCTGTTACTGTTTAGTGGTCTGCGGTGTCCGCACCCTTTACAGCGAGGGTTCACTTTATTACACAAAATGCTCTCTCCATAAATTCTTTGGCAGCGGCATTTCTGCTTGCAAAGTAACTGCCGCTGTAAGGATCTCCGTCGCTGTCCAGCCACCACACAACCCACGGTTCAACTGCATTTGGATTGTGAGCCATTACAACACGATTGTTTATATTTCCGATTATTTCATACCTGTTAATTGTTTTGCCTATCATTATTAAGCCCCCTTACAAAGTTCATCGAGTGATACTTCAAGTGCCTTTGCAATTTCAAAACCGACTAATACAGATGGGTTTCTTATGCCTTTTTCAATTTGATTTATCATTGCAGGAGTTACGCTCGCCGCATGAGCAAGCTCTACCTGTGTCAGATTTACTTTTTCTCTGACTTTTTTTACATTTGCTCCAAAATTCATGGTGTCCCTCCTTGTTTTATAAAATTAACTGTGTTAAAATTAACTTGCTTAATTAACACAGTTATATTGTACTTTACATTTGTAATGTAGTCAAGAAAAATTACTTTACAAATGTAAAGTTTGGAGAGGTGTACAAATGTTTAGTGATATTTTTAAGCAACTTATACAAGATAGCGGTTTGACAGTTTACCAAATTTCTAAAGATACTGGGATTAGCGAATCTCTTATGAGTCATTGGAAGAGTGGTAGACAATTACCCAAGTATGATAGTTTAAATACACTTGCGGATTATTTTAATGTTTCCGGTGACTTTTTATTAGGACGCACAGGTAATAGAAACACAAATTTAAAAAATGACAAGCACCATGATTCAAATTCTCAATCACATAAGACAATAATTTTGCCGTATTACAGGACACCTGCATCAGCTGGCTCAGGCTCTTGGCTTTCAGATGATATGCCTATTGAATATACCAATGTTCCAAAGACTGAGGAAACACTTTCTGCCGATTTTTTGCTTGAAGTACGAGGGGACAGTATGCAACCAAAATTCTTAGATGGCGACCGTGTCCTTGTTCAAAATTCCGAAAGCATATATGAAGAGGAAATAGGAGTTTTCGTTCTTAATGGCGAATCTTACATAAAAAAGATGGGCAGAAATGAACTTATTTCGCTTAATTCTGCATATAAACCTATACAATTACACGAATTTGATGAGATTCGGTGCGTAGGCAAGGTGCTGGGTAAGGTGGATTTGTAATAATTTTCATTATCGTGCATAATAATTCAAATTCAGATTAAAAATAGTTTTCCACATTAGAAAACCCGAAATGTTAAAAAATATAGATTTTATCGGAATAGCAACAAGGTTGCCTTTGAGCACTTGATTTGTTGCCTTTGATTTGTTGCCTTGAAAGTCTGTGATGTACCCTAAAAATTGAATAAAAAGCCGATTTAAAGCCCTTTTAAACGCTTTTAAAAGGTTATTTTTAAAAAATTAAAGCCGAGCAGATTCACAAATTTTTCGTGATTTGCTCGGCTTTTTTGTTTTCGCACTAAATAAAAAAACAAGCTGTTTTTTCAAAGTGTAATTTCTTTTTACACCTAAAAAACGGCTTGTTTTCTACATTTTCAGATTTTTAACTTTTTTTAACGGCTTTTTACGGTTTTTCCTATTCTCTCCGAAAACTTACATCTGAATTCAGAAACCGTTGACGCTTTTACATACACAATTTCAGTATCGGGATACAATTCTTTAAAAAGTGACGCAACTGCTTTTGTCGATTGAGATGTTTCAACAATCTGTCTTGCAATAAAATCTGAAAGTTCGCTGTCAGAAAGCGGAGTTACCCTTGTAAGCCTCTCGTACTTTTTCTTGCTAATAAGACCTTTATCCATAAGAAAATGCCAGGAGCCTTTCATCTTTTCACGAATGGAGCTGTCAAGCGGATATGTATTATCCTTGTGAGCATTAACCTGTTTCTTTACAAGGACACGGTTATCAAGGCTGTCATCTTTAACTTTTGAACGAGGGAAAATGTGATCCACTTCATAAATGTTTTTATTGTACAATTCCGACAGAGTTATCGGTTCTCCCGTGTACATACACTTGCCGAATTGAGTATAGTAAAAATACAGTCTGTCTCTTTTAAATTCATCATCAGGTGTTTTTTCAAGAGATTCCCAGAGTTCGCCCGAATCCTCACCGCATTTTTTATATAAATCTACAAGCTTGGTCTTTCTTGACTCTTTACGGCCTTTGTCGCCCTTCACACCGTCTTTTCTTGTCATCTCAACAAATATCTTTTTAGGTGCATGACCTTGAATTTTGTTGATTTCATGCATAATTTTCAAAGACTGATACACAGGTCGTTTTACCGCAGGAGAAATATAGAGATTCTCCACCATTTTCTCAAGGCTTTGCCCTGTCTGAATACCGTCAAGATAGTTTTGTCTGCTCTGTTCAAAACCGTATTTTGAGCCAAGCAGCTCCATAAGATTATCATTTGTCTGCCATAGTGCATGGATAATGTTAAATTGCAACTCGCCTGTATTTTTATCGACATTATAAATTTCGGTAAGAAACTCCTTTGATAATCTTCCCCAATCCTTGTATTTGAGTTTAGAAATTCTCATTATATCTTCATCCGATAATTTTGAACCGAGCTGCCTTTTTAAACGCTTTCTTAAAAGTTTTTTATCATCGCCAAATACAGTTATAGCTTTTATAGCGTCCTCTTTTTCGCTGTCGGTCAGATTAAACTGTGACATTTCAATTGCGGAACGCATACTTGACTTAAAATCACCGTCAATACCTGTAATATCGGGCGTAATACCTTTTTCGCTTTTTAGATAATTTAGCAAATCTTTTCTTCTGACCTTTTTATGCGTCATAAACAAGTCATTAAATATTGCCTGTTTAAGACTTACATCAGGCTTTTTTCCGTCAAGTCTTAAATTATTCAGTTCATTAAGAACCGTAAAAGCACTGTATAAAATCGAATTCTTAGGTATTACATCCTTCGTTGGAAGATATGTACATTTTGAAGTCAGATTATTTATAAAATTCTCTGCCGATTGCTCTATGTCAACAACACTGTCAAAATTCCACGGATATATTTTTTCATTACTTCTGACAAGCCAGGATTTTAGGCTGTGATTATTCAGCGGACCTACATAATACGGTATTCTGAATTCAAAAATTTTGACTATCTTGTCACTTACAGAAATTCCGTTTTCATCTTTTTTATTAAGAAATTCAAGATAAGTTGAAGCATTTTTCAGAATTGCTTTCAGCTCACTCCTATTCACCTGCATAGGAATAACGCCGTTGTCTTTTACGACAATTTTCGGCATAAATGTACCGTTTTCAATCTTATCAAACATTTCTTCATAGCCTGTTTTGTCAAGCTTTTCAAACTTTTTCTTCAGATATTTGCAAAATTTGTCTTGAGGATCTACATCAGGACGATATATAATAACACCGTTTTTACCGTTTTCTTTGTACTTTCCGCAATATGCCGTGTAGTTATCAAGCTTGTCCTTTGTAATTCTAAAGATTTCGTCATATAATGGCTTACATCTTTCCTTGACAAATTTTTTGAGTATTTTCAAATCTGAACTATGTTCTTCGTATGTTTTAACTTTGGCAAATGAAATATAGTTTTTACCATTATACTTTTCTCCATTCAAAATGTCTGCAAGAATTGCCCAGTCATAAACCGCCTTTGCTTTTTCGATAAGTTCAAACTTTTCTTGTAACAAATCACGGTATGTATTTTCATTATCGTCATAACCGCTTTCAAAGGTAATACCGTTTACTTCCTCACTGTCAAACGACTTATCACCGAACATATCGGAAAATTTAACCTTTCTGCCACATATCAAATCTATCAAAGCGGTTTCATATGGATTATTTCTTTTACTGTAACCAAAAAGCTTGTATGATTCAGACGATTTTGCAGTTTTCTTCAATGTTTTGTCCTTTAATATTTCTGAAAATCTTAACGAATCATTGCACTCAAATTCAATTTCATATTCTTCTTTTAAGTAAAGTTTTAAATCGTCAAAAAGAGCTTCAAACGAGGATTCACTTTCAAAATCAGACCCCATATTATCAAACAAGAAATGTCCCCTGTGTTTTATAATATGATGTAACGCAAGATATACAAGTCTTATATCGTGTGGTTGTGAGCTCTTAATCAATTCTTTTCTAAGATGATATATTGTAGGGTAGTCTGTGTGGAATTCTTTATCGGTGTAATTACCGTCTGCAAAAACCGCATACGGAACATTTGATGATTTGTCATCAAGATACAGACAACTTTCTTTTAATCTCTGATAAAAAGCATTATCAACTTTAGAAATTTCCTCATCAAAAAGCATCTGCAGCCATTCAATACGGTTTCTTTTTCTCAAACCTCTTCTTCGTGCCGATCTAAGAGTTCTTCTCTCGGCAGCTGAATTACTCTCCTCAAAGAGATCAACACCCCACATAGCATTGCCTTTAAATTTGCAGAGATTGTAATCTGTATCGGCTACTGCATATCCGACAGAATCCGTTCCTATATCAAATCCTGCATAATAATCATCATTAAAATTCTTCATAAATTTCCTCCTTTTCTATTGACAAAGTATTTATTTTGTAATATTATTAAGATAATCTAATTACCTTATTGGATTTACACTATGAGTTCAAATAAAAATTCATTCTATCCGTTGCTTAGGCAACCATCACAGTGTGTGATTTGAGGATTCGGTTTTCCGAATCCTTTTCTTTTGTCTGATTTTAGCACATACTGTAGTTATTTTCAATATCTTTAAGTTATTTTATCCTTATTTTTAGTATATTTTATTCAGTTGTACAATTTAGGTATACTTTCTATATATTTTGCATAGTATAACATACTACTATCAGTATGTCGTATTATACATTTTTAAAATCAAAAGATTTCTGCCCCGCCAATTACTTGCGGAGCGTAACCCTAACCCCCATCAACGCCCTTCTATTTCAAATATTGCTCTATAATAAAAGTTAGGGCAGAAAAAGAGCTGCAAATAAAAAGTAAAAAAAGTAGAGCATATTTTGCCAAAATCCGTTAAAAGGAATTGCTTAAAAACCTGAAACGGAGGACAAAATATGCTCTACAGATGTTTTACAGAAAAGCTCTTAGGGTTCTGCTCGAATGTACTCGGCAAAAGACCTCGAAGAACTTAATGCTAAAAACATTGAATATCCCGACGGCTCAATGCACACGCTGTATGAGACAGAACAACAGCAAAGAGCTTTTGAACGCAAAATCAGGGCAACCAAAAGAACACTTGCCGCTTGTGATGAGGCTCTTAATAACCTCTCTGACGAAGAACTATTACAAAAATTAGAAAAAAATTTCAGCCACTATTCAAGCAAGTTGAAACGGCAGGAGTCAGAACTGAATAGCTTTTGTAAAAAAACAGGATTACTTCCCGACGGTTCACGCTCGCAAGTTTACGGATTTGGTAAAAGTACCTCTCAAAAAGCTGTTTGGAAAAACGAGAAACAAAAGGTTTATGCGGCGGCAAATAGTGCTATTAGAAATACAGGCAGGGTTTTGGAGTTTAATAGCAAAGCAAGTTTTTATAAAAGTAGCGCCTGAACATTCCTTTTTCGTGAGTATCTTATATTATTTACTTCAAATTCAGCTTCTGAACGATAATGTTATTCCAATTCTTTGATTCCTACACTTTTCAAATACCGGTAAATTCCGTCATAATATTCCGGTTTTGCGGTCATGTCAGTTTCATCACCTGTCGGTACAAAAATAACAAATCCCTGTCTTGCCCTCGTCAGGAGGACTCTATAAGCGTTTTTTAAATAAAGGATATTATCTGCAGATTTTATATTTTGCCATTTTGTGCCAACAAATTTCAGATGTTTGAAATCACCATTTTCAAATCTTAAATCTGCATCCCAACAAACAATTGTCCAATCAAGTTCAAGACCTTGAATGTCAAATTCTGTTGCAGTTTCCTCTAAATGAAATGATGAACGAACATCGTTTTTACCGTTTAAAAACCAATTCGTGGCTTCAATTTTATTTTGAACCCATATTCCGTATTTTCTGAGTCTTTTTGCACCAGAGCTTGCAGTAAGCCCATATCTTTGCGATCCTTTTGCCTGACTTCTAACCCATAGTTTTGCTTTGTGTAGATTTCGAGTCACAAAGACAGGATAATCATTGTTAAACTGCTCATACAATCTTTTAGCAGTATCAATATCCACATCAAGAAGAGCCTTTACAAAATTTGAAACATTTTCACTTCTGAATGAACGTAACGAAACGGCTAAGTGCAAATCTTCAATTATGTTTACATTCATATTTTTCGTCATTTCGGCAAAATTATGCCCTTTGGAATATTCGTCATCGGTGATTTTATCGGAAACATAAATGTCCCAGTTTGGATAATTATTTCTCAATGAATCAAACCATCCATAAATACCGGCCGATTCACCCTTATTGATTTCTTGACCGCCACCGATTAAACATATTATTGTTGCCCAGTCATTGTGACGGTTTAATATACTAATCAGGAATTCAGGTTCTGACATATTAAAATCTTCAATATGTTTCTTCTTTTTCATAAAATCAGTCAAATTTTGTTCGTCCCAAGCTCGTTGAGCTTCATCGAAAATTGCAACTTTTTCAACAGGAGGAGTATCAACAGATATTGCGTCATCCCTAAAATGATGAATAATTTGTATAAATTCTTTTACTTTTCTGGAGGCTTCTTTTCTTGAAATATGATTTCTCTTTGCATCATCACGAGCAAGTGCTTCTTGTAAAACATCAACAAGCGGTCCATTCCCTGAGAGAAATACAGCATGCTCATCTTCAGCTATTTTCTGCCTTTCTACAGCTATATTAAGACCTGCAAGAGTTTTTCCTGCACCCGGAACACCTGTAATAAAACAAATTGATTTTCTGTTATGAGCTTTGCTATAATCTATAATTTTATTAATCGCTTTAGTAGTTTGATTAAGATTTTTCGCACTTGCATCATTTCTCGAAATATCTTCAACATTGTGACCGAGATACAAGGCCTGTGCAGCCTCTATAATCGTCGGTGTTGGCATATAAAGTGAGTTAATCCAATCATCAGGTATTATTTCATCCTGAATAAATTTTAAAGAAACTTCTGTTATGTATTTGGCAATTTCGTATTCGTTGCAACAAATCGTTTCTAAAACATTATCTTTTGAAATCCGAATTTCTTGTTTTACGCTGTGAGCCTTAGTAGAAATTAAAATTGGAACTAAAAGTCTGTTATGACTTTCTTTGTGAAAACAACTTAAATCAAAAGCATAGTCAGTTACTTGTTCAATAGCATATGAAGGGTATTTCTTTTCACCAACTTTAAATTCTAACAGAAAAATTATCCCTTTATAAATAACAATATTATCAATTCGATTACCTATTCGTGGAATGGTATATTCAAATATAATATATCCATCTAAAAACTGAGATAACTCTCGCTTCAAAATTTCAATTTCCCTATTCCAAGTATTCTTTTGTAAGTCCTCAGCAGAAAACTGGTCATTTGTTGTTATTTCGCCAAATATACTGTAATTATCTTGATTTAGGAAACTTTGAATGTCATTTGAATAATATGAACGTTTTACCATTATGTATTCCTCATTTAAAATTAGTTATATGATTATCATAACATATATATGTATTATTGTCTAATGTATGGTTGAAAATGTCAATGTAATAAAAGATAGATTAAAAAGTTTGGCACCATGCCCGCGGTGATATTTTAAGATTTATAGTCAGGCGTATGTTCATAAACATATTAATTCTACAACAAAACAAGCGACAGCATAATTTCTGTCGCTTGTAATTATCATATATTCTATTTTTTCGGGTTACCCCAACTATTGAAATTGAGCCTTTTAATGCTACCCCAACTATTGACATAGAGCCAGATGAAAAAGAAAACAGAGTAGTCAAAAGACTACTCTGTTTTGGCTCCCCCAACTGGGCTCGAACCAGTGACATCATGATTAACAGTCATGCGCTCTGGCAAGTGTAGAGAAATAGCAATATAAAAATGAATAAAAATCTCAATTTCAAAGCTCACCTGTATTAGTTTTATGTATTATTGTTTTACCATCATTGAATATTTTTTCGACATATTTTCTCCATAATTCCGGTATACTGCTCCAGTCAATCCAATTATCTTGTATATGTTTATATGCCACAAATGGTTTATCAGATTTTGGAGCGCTATATCCTAAAACGTCCTCAATACAATTTTTTAACACAACTAATTTATCATCATCACTTAAAGCATTTTTTATAGGTTCATTGAAACGCTCTGCACCATCCACTCCAAAGTCACCATCATGTATAACATATACATCTATTGTCATTGCTTTTAAATATTTTACAAAAGGAATGATTGCAGCTTTGCCACGAGCTCTTACAATATGCCAGTCAGATAATATTTGATTCTTTAGATCATATGGCATTCTGTTTATTGTTTCAGTCAAGACCACTTGTTCAGTGTCACCTTCTACGACTAAAACCTTTTTAACAAAAAAACATCTAGCAATTGACTCATCAATTTTTAAAATCATTTTTATATAATCTTTTGAATCTTCTTGAAGTTTTATAAATTCATCTGTAACATTAAACGGCATAGATTCAACTACTTCAGCTTTTCCATCATCCAACATATCATCGTTTATAGTGGTCCATAAACTATTGAGTACTTGAGATGGCTTTTTACTAATGTCAATCATATATGGCGAATGTGTTGTACAAACGATTTGATTATTAGTATTTTCAGCCAAATTATATATAGTGTCTCTCATTTTATTTATAGCATTTGGATGCAAATAAATTTCGGGTTCCTCAAATCCAATAATCAAAGGTCTTGTTTCAGAGTTATTTTTTCGATTATCTCTTAAACTTTTATACCTTAATAATGCAAATACTGTAGATCTGATAAGTCCTGTTCCTTGTAAATTGGCAGGTGTTGATATATTACTATTCATTTCTATCTGGAAGGTTGGCTTTATTACACTATCTGCATCGCTCAAATTGGCTGATGTTGTAATTCCTGTACCGGGAAAAATTTCTGACACGATATCATTAAGTTCCACAATCATTTTAGAAATTTCGGTACTATCATCATCGGGATCCAATTCTTGGCTAAGTTTATCCAGATATTTTTGAGCCTCTTTATAATTTTCTGAAGATTCTCTTATTTCAGAGAATAATTCATTTAAGATCTTTTGAAGTGTACCTGATGATCCTGTTATCTCATCCTCCTTATCTTGTGCCGGTATAAGCAAATACTTTGGCAATTTACTTAGTACATTCTGAGGAATACCACCAGGGTTTTCTACCCATACTTCTTCCGATTCATCAAATTCGTATATTTCATCTACAGAATTGAATAACTTTTTTTCTTTAGCTGTCAATTTTTTATTCTTATCTACTTGCTTTATTTCATCTGTTAAACTATCTTCATTTAAACCATTATCTAAATAATCTTGTACAGTTTTACATTCTTGAAAATTAGTTTTAATCTCCTTTTTAAATTCTTTAGTTTCAATTTTCACTGCAGATGATCCCATTTTTAAAGTTTTTCTATATATAAAACTCAGACCTGTTTGACCATCAACATTCTCAGTAGATGGTATTACTCTACCCTTAAATCCCCTCCATGACTTTGCTTCAGTAGGTAAATCACAGAATTCTGCCGTCAAAATAATCTCGTCAACAATTCGTTTATTTTCTCCCTCAGCTGTGGTACATGAAAAATACTCATTTGGATTTACTTTTTGTTTATTATTTAACAAATAGTCTAAAGCATACAAAATACTACTTTTTCCCACATTATTCTCACCAATTAAAAATGTAGAATCAGAAAAAACAATTGTAGTATCGTAATGTTTTCTAAAGCCTTGAATTCTCAGTGAATGTAAATACATTTAGCACTCCCTCTTTCTATAACACTTTTAACAAAAAATATGTTATACATAATCAGCTTATATAGTAGAATAATCATTAAATATTAGATAGGCTATTTATATTTTTCTTTTATATGTTCTGTCACATCTGAAATTTCAGGAAACAATTGACCCCTGTTAATCGAAAACTTGTCAAGCTGTTTTAAAATTCCCTTTTTAGCTTTTTTATCTATTATATAAATTTGAATTTTAGTATGTTCTTTGTATCTGTATTTATTGACTACATTATCTGTTAAATCAAACAACCCACAGATTATAAAAGCACCGTCTTGCTTAACAATTCTATCATTCTTTTTCTCAGCAAGGACAAAAAAGCAGCTTAAAATATCATCTTTTACTATCTCATCTCTAAATGCAGGCTTTTCCAACTTTACTTCATGAAGAAGTCTAATTGCTTTACGGTTAAAATCATTTTCATTAAGAGTTTTATCTTGTGCCCATGTGAGCAGATTCTTCTTCATATTGGATTTAAATAATGGTAAACTAGCTAATATCGAAACCGTATCGCTTTTTGGGTACTTAATTTCATCCGTTTTCACATCAAAAACAATCAATTCACCTTGGCTATTAAAATTATCGCAACAAGCAAAATAAAGTGCCACCAAAGGATTTTTTGTAATATCTAAAAGTCTTGTGGGTAATCCATAGTGTTGCATTTCAACTAAGTAATCAAGATGGGTAAAGCAGTTTTTAAATGAAGCTGGACACTCTATTACAGTTTCATTGTATAGGTCACATTCATGCTCATACCAACTATTTAAACGCATTACCGAAGGAAGTAAAACATAATTCACATCAGAGTGACCTCTATAATATATACTATTTCCAGATTTTCCAATTCTTTGTATTATTTTATTTGCTTTATCAAATGAAGTTATTAGATTAATCTCTACTTTAGATTTTATGTATATAATAGCTTGAGCAAATGACAATTTATCTAATTCAAAAGAACGGCTAAGTTCTCTTAACATTTCTTTTGTAGCCGCTATTCGTTCTTCAGCCTTACTATAAATTCTATAAATCCAATAAACTATTGCTTTTGCTTCAATAGCATTTAATTCTATTTTATTATTATAATAATCTGAATTGTTTTCTAAAAAAGAACTCCAGTATTTGTTTGCAACATCTAATTTTGGAAAGGAATTCTTATAAAGATAGGTAAAAGGTGATTCCATCGCAGACAAAGAAGTGTAAATCTCATTTTTATTTATTCTTGCAAATATATACTCAGACATATCACAATAGTAATCCTTTTTGAGTTTATTAATACATAAAATTTCAAATGCTTTTTTAATAATTGGGCTTTCTGCAAAATTGTTAGAAAAGAAAAACGCCATAAAACAATCTCCTTTAAAAAATAAAAACATATTTATAACGAATCTCATATCACACTTTACATGATTATGAGATTTTGGTTAATCTTCACCATAATCGCTATGATTGTGTTTTTTTAATTTAATACAATAATCTTTCCTCTCTCCTTACACATCTCCGACAAATAAAGGATAACTATTAATTAT